TAAAAAACCCGGCGTCAACCGGGTTTAATTTTATTATTTTTTACGTCGTTTGGGCTTTTGTTTTATCGGCCGCCGCCGCGCCTTTTCACGATCCTGCTTTTCCCACGCCTCTTTACCGTATAATAATTTGCCAAGCCAATTAAATAAAAACATTTAACCCCAATCCTTTTGGCCGCCGTCGGCTTCCCCATCAGAATAACCCGCATGATAAGCCTTTAATTCAGACGGTTTTAAATCTGTCACGCAGGTCGCGCAGTCTTTACGGCTCGTGCCACCCGTAAAGTAATGAGGGTCAACCGGTCGGTTATACCAATAGTCCGCCCGTCCGCGATCATATGGACCGCCGTGTCTTTCATCATGTTTCATAATAATCTCCGTAGTTAGGTCTAAGATATTATGCGATTATATGGGAGATATCAAGCTCATTATCTTAACCCAGTCAAAATCTTCATCAGAAAAGTAAACCGGCGCAACTTTCAGGCCTTCCAGTTTTAAATCCATCGCGTCTTTACCGTGGTACAAATAGATCATTTGCGGCTTAGTTTTAGTTTGCAGTTTGCGGACTAAAACCCAAACGCTGGCATGACTGTGATTAGTCAGCCACGCAACTTGGTGGGGTCGTAGGTCCACTGCGTTCCCAGATGTTGCCTTTAATTCTACAAAATGAAACTTACCGTTTTCATCGCAGCATAAAACATCCGGGATACCCGGCATGGCCCACGTTTCAATTCGGGTACTTTTCCATGTTCTCGGGCTCTTCTGCATCCCAGTCTTCATCAACCTCCAAAAGTCGGCCTCGCGCTTTGTCGCGGTTCTGGGGATTGCTCTCTCCTTCGGGAGTAACGTCGATAGTGATCGGGGCATAACTTTGTTTAATCTCCTTTAGAGCATTCAGCACTTCGTCTTTGCTCATCGAATCGATGCTGCCATGACGTATTTCTGATCTGCTCACATAAATATCACCTTGCGCTTGCCCTCGCCGGTATTCAGCCTGTACGGCTGCCGAATAGGCTCCGTTGGTTAATGCGGCATCGCGGATGGTTTGAAGGTCGCGCAAATGCCTTTGGTAGTTCACACCAAACTTTTCATCCAGTTCGGCACGATATGATTGGATAGCTGCCACAACATGGGGGCAGATGTTTGGGTTGGTCATTTCGTAAGCACGAGTGTGTGCTGATCCAACGGGGTATCCAGCATTAACGGCAGCTTCCCGCATAGTGATCTGGCCGTCTTTTGAGACAAGCTCTTTTACAAAAAGCTCTTGCCGCCTAGTAAGGACCGCTGATTTCGTTGATTTAGGTCGCCCGCGGCTTTTGATCTTAGCAGGGGGGCTTGATTTAGCTTTCGAGGCCATATGAGTATCCTAGTTATTTGCAGATACTTTACTACTAAAAACGCTCTCTTGTATATATAGCTACAGAAATAAAAAAAATAAAAAAAAACTTTCAGACCCCCTTAACGCACTTTGGGCCTTTAAGGTTACACAAACTCTGGTTACGTTACATTTTTAAAAACTACTTTGTGTTACTTCTAACTCCTTATATACACAGGAGAAAACACCCAAAGTTACACGGTTACACCGGTTACGCCTATATTTACTAAAAACTTTTATTTTTTTTTTCAGATCCTATATACATATAACGCGTTTATTTGTAACCGCCCCGTGGTCCGCGGTTTAAGCAGCGCACAGAAAAGCCCGCGAGCCGTGGTCCGCGGGCTTTAAATTACGTTAAGCGCCTTATTTTATTGGGCTTCGTATTCGACATCGAAGATGAACGCTTCGATATTTTTGGAGTAGAGGTTGAAGGTAGTTTGTTTTTTATAGTTTGGTCCGCATACTTTAGCGCGACATATTTCGTTTGCGTTGTGCAACTTTTCTGCTTCTCTTCGAACGTCTTCTTGTCCGATGCTTAGACCGAGGCCTTCTTTTATTTGTTTTGTTGAGAAGCACATGTCTGGTTCTTCTGTTAGGAACAGCATGATTTCTTGTTGCAGTGTCAGCACGGGTTTTGTTTCGGGTTGTGTTGTTGTTTCCCCGTGTTGGTTTATTAGTTCTACTTTTATTGCTTTCCACTGTGTTGTGAATCGCGTGTTAGAAATTACCACCATTTCCACTTGGTCTGCGACTTGCAGGTTTAGTCCTGTGGTAAATTTTGGTTCGATGAAGACTTGTTCATCGTTTTCGGTTTGAGCGAAGGCGCAATGTTTGTCTTCCAGTACGTTTATGATGACGCCTTGTTTTTTTTGTAGCAGTCCATTTAGCATGATTTATCCTTAATGCTTTAGGCTCCCCATTTTGTTCCGAATACTTTTTGGAACACTTGGTTGAGCATTTTTTCCATTTCCAGTTTTTCTTTTGTCATTTTCACTCCTCTTCTGTTTCTATTTCGCCTGAACCATCGCATGTCTGGCAATGTTCGGCTATTTCGCATGGCTCGCCGATATCTCGGTCGAAGCTTTGTGGTTTATAGATTGTGACGATGGCGATACCGTCGTCACAATCGGGGCACGGTTGTTTATTCATCCCCAAACGATACCGACTATTCCGGCTAGGACGCCTGAGACGGCGGCCAAGATTACAAACTTATGTTTGACGTACCATTTTGGGGTGTCGTTTAGTTTTGCCCAAGGGCTGTTTGAGAAGGGGTTAACCAAGTTTTTCAGGATTTCTTCGTGGTTTTGTTCTTGTCTTCCGATGTTTTCACCGTTGTCGAGGCCGATATTTTCTTTTTGCGGCACGAACTTCATTTCTCCTTTCCACGCCATTATGTCTTGTTCGTCCCACATTTTTTTGGTTTTTGGCCCGCGGAGCGCGGTTGACGGCACTTCGACGGGTTGGGGGAACGTACCTTCTGCTGTTCGGCGGTATATTGTGGGTTTAGCTTTACCTGTGATTTTCATCACTTCTTCGATAGATAGTAACTTTGGCATTTTCATCTCCATAGGTTATGCTCGCTAACTATATGGGATGGTATGCGATACTGTCAAGTGTCAGTGTATTTCGTCCGAGCTTTGGTGCGTTTGTTCGTGGTCCGTTGTTTCGTGGATTGAGACTGACGCATTATGTATGCAGGACGACAGGACTTTCATTGCGGTTTCGTTATTTGGTGCGACGGACATGAGCGCGGTTAGCGTTTGCGTTAGTATTCCGCCGAGTGCTGCGCCCATATTTACATCGTTTTCTGCCAGTTCTTGGATCAGGTCTTGTGCGCAATCCATTGCGATCAGGAAGTCGTTTTTGGCTTCTTCTTCGGCTTCTCTGAGTCGCATTGATTTCACGTTAGACTTTCCTTGGCAGGTCGTATCTCTTAACGAAATCCTTTACTGAGGACAGGTTTATGCCTGTAAGTTCCGTTATTTTATTATTTGACATGTCTTTAAGTTTCATATTGTTTATGATTTTAGCTTTTTCGGGCCATTTATCAAAGGTAATTTTGGTCCTACCGCCTAACGAACCGCTTGCTTTGCCGTTGTCCCATGCTTTTTTCATGTCTTTTTTAAGCATGTACGGGTTTTTTTTGCCGTCAATTTTATTTTGTTTTATCCAAGCATCCAAATAGAGGGCTTGGTATTTTTCGGAATCCACCTTCATTTGCGCGGCTCCCACGTATCCACTTCGGCGTACCATGTGCCGGTTTTACCGCTTTCTTTGACTTGGACATTGATCCATTCGTCATTTCTTGATGACAGCCACGCCAACAGGTCTTCGCGTTTTATGCTAAGATTGCACTTAACGAAGTCGGGGGCTTTATCATTTGGTTTTTTGGCGCGTAGGCCATCAACGAAATCTGGCATTCGTTTCTCCCTTTTTTAAAAAAAATTGCCCCCAGCCGCGGGCAAGCAGTCTGGGGGCGTTTTTACTACGGAGTGCAACATGCCGTTGCAGTACCTACATTACATAGGCGTATGGGATAAGCAACACTTAATCGCATACATCTTCTTTATTTTCTTCAATTGGTACGTGGCCCGCGGTCCGCGCTTCTTTATACCAGTCGAAGACCAGTCGGAGTTGTCCGCCGATGGTTCTGCCCTCTGCTTTAGACAGGTATTTAATTTCTTCGTACACTTCCCGCGGTACAAGTACGCTTTTCCAACGTGTGGTATCCATTTTTTTTGCTCCAAGTCCCGCTTCATCTAGGATATTATAGGAGTATATGCAAGAATGCAAGAAAAAGAGGGTTTACTATGGATTATGTGTTGTTTGGACAGATGGACGATCCTAACATTGCGGCGCTGCGCCCGCATTTTGATTTATTTCTGGATCAGGCGAGTGATTATACGTGGGACATAAATACAAACACCCTTGTTTGTAACGATGAGCGCGTTAAGATGCGCGGTTTTTTTGGCAGGGCCAATGTGTTTACAAAGAACACGCATCAACGTTTCAACAATTGGCATCTTATGGCGAATTACTTGGACGCTAACTCGCATGTGTCTCGTTATAACAGGCGTTATAACCATGGCACACCTATCAAAGCTTCTAACTTGCGTCGGGCCGTGGCCGCGGGCCTTGAGATACCGCGCACGATTATTGGCAAGGGGCCTTTGGAGGGCGATTGCATATTTAAGCCGTTGACGGGCGGGGCGCATTGCATGTCCGGCAATCAAACGAGTTGGACGGGTATTATTCAAAACCGTATGCCGGGGGTTAATCGTCGGTTATTTTTGGTCGGGGATCAGCACTTTGGCTTTAAGTTAGAGACGACGGCTTTGGATTACCGTGACGATCCGCACGTTGTTGTGACCAAAGAGGTGTTTGCGCAAGATATTGCGCACAAAGTACGGTCCGTGGCCCACGGTCTAGGTTTAACCTTTTGTGCAGCCGATTTTATGGACGACGTGTTTCTGGAAATAAACAGCGGACCGATGTTTGCGGCGTTTGATCGTGTTGTTGATGGTGCGCTTGCGAGTGCTATTCGCTCGGAGTTGGCATAAAAAAACCCCCAACCTTTGCGGGCTGGGGGGAAGTTGACAAGTGAGAGGTATGTCGAGCAGTAAAGGTAGTTCACATGGACTCGCCCCATGATGGTCCCATTTCAATGTCACATTTACTCGGGACTTCAAGTGGTAGTACATTCTCCATTATTCTAGCAATTTCTTGGGCCTCGTCAACATCTTTAACGGACATTGCTATTTCATCGTGGATTTGGATGAGCGGCAGCTTGCCTATCTTGTAGAGAGCCACCATTGCCTTCTTTGTCATGTCGGCAGCCGACGCTTGGATCAATCTGTTCAGGGCTTTGTACGTGTAAGCCCTCTTCAGGCGTGTGGTAGGCCCGTAGGCGTCCACAGCGTCCTTGTAAGACATGGCTTTGTTCATTGCGAACGTATCCGGCTCCCACATTTCAAAGCGGCACTTACGGCCTCCCAGTGAGCGTATAGCGCCCGCCGAAGATTTCTCGTTCAGCCGGTTCATGACGCCGGTCATCAGTCCTTTAACGAACGGGACGCGCTCGTGGTATTGTTTGACCAGTTTTTTGGCCTCTTCAACAGAGATGTCCAAGCTTTCGGCCATCTTATTCACGCCCATGCCATACATCAGACCAAGGTTGATGGTCTTTGCTTGCTTACGCGGGATGTTTGTCATCTCGGCAACCATGGTGTGGAAGTCAGTTGAGGGGTCGGTGTTGTACGCTTCGACAAAATCGGCCGCCCCTTCCAGCGGAATGCCGCGTGTTTTGCCATATACATGAGCGTAATGGACCAAGATGCGCGGTTCTTGTTGCGAGTAGTCGATAGCCGCCCACTGGTCGCCTTCTTCTGGCAGGAACAAACTACGGATCATGGGACCAAGCTCTGGGTCGCGGGCCGGGATTTGTTGTAAATTAGGGTTGGACATTGATATGCGTCCCGAAACCGTTCCGCCATCATCTGACCGGATTTGGTTAATGTGCGAATGTATGCGCCCATCGGATCGGCAGTGTTTTATTATTGTGTTGATGAACGTGCCCGACGTTTTGTTTAGGTTACGGGCTTCAACAACCAGCTTTGCCACGGGGTGCGGGTTTTCGTTCAGGAACTGTTTAGTAAACGACGGAGCGCCTTTTTCTGTTTTGGGGTATGATATGTCCAGCTTATCGAACGCTTTTGACAGCGATTGTGCGGCCCATATCTCCACATCCGTCCCCGTGATGCGTTTAACTTCCTTCATAACTTCTTTTTCGCGCTTCAGAAGCATGTCTCTGGTCCGTTCGACGCGGTTCACGTCTATTCGAACGCCGCGCATTGTCATATCGACAAGGCAGGGCAGGAGGTCGAGTTCTATGTTAGCAATGCTCCACAGGTCTTCTTTACCTAACATTGTGGAAAAGTAATTCCAAAGCTCCAGTGTTAAGACGGCATCGACTTCGGCGTATGGCCCGACATACATTGCAGGCATCTTCCACATCTCGGCTTTTGGATCGACGCCAAACTCCCGCGCTGCTTGCACGAGTGCTTTCTCGGACTTAGTTTTTCCAAGGTGTTCGTATGCCAGCGCGTTTAGGCTGTAGCTGAAACGGTTTTCGTCAAGCAGGGAGGCTACCAACATGGTATCGATGATGCGTCCGTTGACCGTGAAACCCATGCGTTTGATCCAGCCCAGATCGTATTGGGCGTTGTGCATGATTTTATCGGCAGGGCATTCGAATACTTTGCGCAGCCATTTGTTGACCTGTTTTTCGTCAAGATTACCGCCGCCAAGGTGTCGGATCGGAATGTACCCTGACCAACCGTCTACGGCTACGGCATAACCCACGACTTCCCCGTCGCCTGTTGCCCAACCCGGACCATTCTTTTTCAGGTTCGGGTCGCGTGTTTCAACGTCGATTGCAATTTTACCTGCGCCCGTAAGGTCTGGTAGTTCGATGGGCGGAACCCATTCACTTTTGGGGGCGAACATAGCCATTTGCAAATTTGCCATTATCTTTTATTTCCTCAATAATTTCATCTACAGGGCGTTTGTCTCTTTCGACAAACTCTGACCCGAGGGCCGTGTACCCTGCTTTATCGATCCACGAATCCTGATGGTCGATTGTTTCGATTAACCGGCTGGTTTTTACCCAGTCCATCATCAGGGCAATGTGAGCCGGGGTTAAGTACCCGTGGCTGTTGATTGCCCCCCGCATGATGACGTTCCATCCTTCCGCGATACGAGCATGATTATCGTAAGCATCACCATAATCTTTTGCCCGGTCCCCGTTAATCAGGGATTTTGCTGCATCCAGCACTTCGTCTCGTTTCATTTATCGCCCCTCATCCATTTAATGTCTGCCAGCAACGCCGATTTTTCTTTTGTTGCGGCCTCTAATGCTTGTGTGATCCGCGCTATTTCACTGCGCTGCACGGCAATTTTAGATTGCAGGTTACTAATAGCTTTTTCCTGCGAGTTTTTCCCATCGATCACCCATTTAGCCATTAGTGTTCCACCTGATTAACGTAGCCGCAGAACACCAGTTCTTTAAGTTCTTCATCAAACTCGAACTTTGCGGCGGGTTGCGCCAGATCAGATTTGTTTGGGTCGTTCCACATTTTTTTAGCGCGAGCTTCACTAAAGTCTACTACGCCCATTTTTTTATATTCAGCGCGTTTTGCTATTTCTTGCGCCTTCCAGTCGTCCCATGTCATTTTCTTCATGTCTTCTCTCCCTTAAACAATTTACTTTCCCACTGGCACACTTCGTTAATGTGCGTGTGCCGTGTGGTAGGACGCACCATCCCAACCTTTTCAACCCATCCCAACTTTCGCAGGGATGTCATCATCGCGCCCCAAACGTTGTGGTGATGTGGGTCAGACATACCCTGCGCTCTGCAAAAGGCACAAATCTTACCACCTTCTACGAAATTGTGTTCCGACAGGTATTTTGCCGCATTTTGGTAATAGGCTTGTTTCCACTCGTCGTCTGCGTGGACATAAGCGCGGTCTATTTCAGCCTCAATAAATTCAAACCGCTGTTGTTCAGAGAGGGCTTCGGTCATAGGTCATAACTCCTTGTCGCGTCTTCTGGTTCAACAATATACAGGTTCTGTCGGGTTCGCGTGACCCCAACGTAGAACACTCGGTGCATATCATCTGGGTTAATCCGCATTGCATTGTCCGCAGCCGCACTTAGGTCCGTGAACAGTACAACGTTATCCGCTTCACCACCCTTTGATCCGTGGATCGTGGACGCTGTGATGCGGGGAATGCCATTAAACTTCTCGCCGCGCCGCAGCATTGCAGTGATATAAGCCCTGTCAATTTCGGGCAGCTTATCCATGGCCTCTGACCATATCATTGTGCCGTCGATTAGCAGCCCATGGTTAACCATCAAGTCTTGTATGTTAACCATTTCTTTGTCGTTGAGCCCGGGTATCTTTTTGTACCCGCGTGTAATGCGTGTTCCGGTAGACATGTAGCTGAAAATCTTGCGAGCCACGTCTCCAGATATCTCTTTTCCCTTGCGCATCTGCTCCCAGCCGTTGACCGCCTCAGATATCTTTTCGCTGATGGACCGGTGGCCGCGGTAGGTAAATAGGTGACCGTTTGATTTCAGGTCACTTGCTACGGGCTGTAGTTGATATCCTGCTTGGGACAGAATTAGCCAAGAGCCCTCGGCCATGTCCAAAGAGCTTATATGGCTTATGCGCTGCACCTTACCGCGCTCGGGTTTTGGTTCATAGCGTTTGGGAAACCTCCGCGTGATGCGGCGCACGACATTCTCTGCTAAGTTATGAACGCTCTGGGGCACACGGTATGACTGAGATAGCGTCTCTGATCCACCGGGCAGGTTTATGAAGTGATCCACATCTGCTCCCGCCCATCGGTAAATGGCTTGATCGTCATCCCCTGCGCAATACATCCGCTTGGAGCTATCGTCTAAGATATGAGCAATATCCCATTGCAGCGGGCTTAAATCCTGCGCTTCGTCTAGGAAGCACAAGTCAAATTCAGGTCGGAACGTATTTTTTCCAGAAACAAACTGATCTAACATGTCCGTAAAATCGTATAACCCTAAACCCTTTTTGTATTCGCGCAGGCATTTGTCCACGTAATTCACAGTATTCCAGTCGTCGTCCAGATTGCTCTGGTTATATTGTTCCCGAAGGTCTACTTTGCGCAACCTTGCCAAGTTAATCAGACCCAGCACCGGATCGTTGCTCGACACTACCGACGGCATGTCGTCGTCAAAGCTGGTGTTTTTTGCTCCACCTAGCGATATTCCAATCTTCTGGCCAAGCTCTCTAAAGTTAGCTTCCTGCATAACTTGCTCTGGACGGATGTCGGTCATGGTTAGGGCAAGCGAGTGCAACGTCCGGAAGTAAATCAGGTCTTTCTTGGCGTCCAGCCCGAAGCGTTCCGCAGCGCGTTCCTTGGCCTCGTTAGCCGCTTTACGTGTAAAGGCTAGGAAAGCAATACGGTGGGGGTGTGTGCCCGCAGCCAGAGCCTCGTCCACCATGTTCAACAGCGTGGTCGTTTTGCCTGTGCCGGGAGGTCCAAATATCCTAAACATCTTTAGACGTTTCACGTTTGTATATTTGTTGGACGCGCTGTTTTGAGATGCCGAACCACTTGGCAACCGCCGTCATGGTGACGCGCTGTTCATCGATGAGGCGCACAATCTCTGCATTACGCATAGCTTTTAAAACGTTCGTCATTAGAACGGAGCCTCTTCTTGTGACCCAAACTGTGGCGGATCAATGTTGATATCCACATTGTCGAAAGATGGTATCTGCCAAACACGGACGGCACGGCCCTTAATCTTCATCACAAGGCTACTGCCGTTGATGTCCCGTAGGCGCTGGGCGATGCGGTGCGATTTATATTCGAAGAACTTATTCTTCTTCAGGAAGTTTTCGAAGTCTTTGAGCCGGAAGTACGTGATGTTCATCTCGTCATCGGTCCAAGGCTTGCGCAACAGGATTTCTTCTTTGTCCTGTGCCACCTGTAGGTGGGCGCAAAACTCCTCCAAATAATCGTAGAACTGTCCGCTTATACTTGCGTCCTGTGCCACTTCGATGATGGCGCTTTCGTTATCCTTCATTTCGCTCAACAAGGTGCTGATGCGGCCTTCCCATTGGGGCTTGGCAACTGAGCGCGGCATGAAGTTAAGCTGCTCCATACATGCTTTTTGGAACGTCATCTGGTTCATCAGGGCGTCAGTGTCCATTTCTAGCGGCTCGCCGTTAACGTCCATAAACCACACTGGTGGAGTAGAGTTATACTTTCGGAGGTTCGCGATTGTAGCCCCTGCTACCGCGGCTCCTATGCCGAACTTACGTGTCCGACATAGGTCTTTGTTGCAGTGCGAATTGATCGGGGAGTCAGAACATTTGTACGCGTAATCTTTTCGCTCTACTTGTTTGGCAACAACGTTTACCTCTGAGAGTGGCAGTGGCGGAGATATGTACTCCATGTTGAAGCGCAGTATTTCGGACTCCCAGCTATCTGGGTACGCTTTCCGTAAGTAAACGCCGATGTTAAATAAACCATTGTTACGTCCTCCTTCGCTGATGCCTGATTTGCACAGGATTTGTAGACAGGGCGGACCGTCCTTGAGTAGGTTGGTTTCGCCGCCACCCACTACTTGTAGCTTAACAATTTGTTCAGGCGTTTGAACATGTTTTTCGTATAATTCAATAAATTCTTCTAACGTCGCAGACGTGCCGTCATCTAAGAAGCCGTAGCGCAGACCGTCTTCATGGTCGTAGTACGGCAGATTAAGGAAGTTACCTACATCACCACGGTCAAGGTGTAGCCTTATCTGCTTTGGGAATATTTCGCTTTCGCCATATCCGAGGGCCGCGGCTATCGATTGCAGGGCCTTCTGCATATCTTTGGCGTCTGTCCAATCGCTTGCGAACAAGAAGCAGTGCGCTCCGCCTGATTTAGAGCGGCACACTACCATTGGTATTTTTAGTTTACGGATTTTATTGACAAGAACTTTGTGGTCTAGCGGGTACTGATCGATATCAATACACCCCCACTTACAGCAATTGTCTTCGTTAATCGGTATGATGCCTAGTCCTGCACCTTTGCCAGAGAGGTGGTTGTCCCACAACTTCTGGTCCCGCGGTTCCCGTAGGATGCCCGCTTTGCCTTTGGCTTTGCCACCGGCACCTGTGTTCTCAATTTTAAAGTAGCCGTAGGCCTCTTTTAAACCATCAAAGATGGCCATAAATTTATCTGCTGACATTATTGCCCCCGCCCGAAAGAAAAACGGCGGGGCACAATTACCCCGCCGCGAACACTACTTAAAACGGTATATCGTTCGAAGTTTGTGTTGCTTCATCGTCCGAGTGTTTCACAACAACCTCACCAGCGTTAATGCTTGCTGCAAATTCTTTAGCGCGTGTATACATGTGTGCTTCGGACACGGGGCCCGCTACAGACATTTCCCACCCGTGCCATGACCCCTTGGAGTTTTCTTCTCCAATTGTTTTCAAGTCATAGACGTAGGCAAACCGCGGTGGTGTGAAGGGTCCTTTCGATCCCATCATTGAACGTGACGCCATGATGCTGTTCCACTTACGCGACTTTTTAAGCTGCGTAGATTTCATAGCAATTAGGGCTGTTTCCATTGAGCCGTCTTCCGAGAGCAAGACAACAAAGTGCTGGTGCGTTTCTTCGATGTATTCACCAGAGCCGTCCATTACATAGTCTTTGTTATCCTCCTTGGAGCGTTGCACCTCTGGGCGCTTGTCCGCGGGGGTGTAGATCGCGGTTGGCGCACCGCTCCCAACGCCCCGTGGAGCCCACTGGATGAACCTGCGCTGATACGCGCACGGGATGACCTGAATACCTGTCTTGCCCTTGTAGAGGGCTCCTGTGACGGTATTATAGATGTCCCCCTTGCGGGCATCCTCATTAACGTCCAGTACCGGATCATTTCCAGACAGAACTTTTAGAAATGGCAGGGCAAGGTCTTCTTGACCCAAATCCTGTAATCCATTACCGGCGTCTTCTTCGAACATCGCAGGGTTAAACTCCACGATTTCCGCTGTTTCTTTTTTTGCAACTTCTTTTGACTGTGCCATATTATTTACCTCTCTTAATGACTGCGCGTTGACCAACATAAGCTCCGAATAATTCCATCGGAAACTCTTCTCCTGCCTCGCACCTTTCTTTCACAAACGCCCGTAGGGTCTGCGGGTGAATTTCGGTTTTCTGCGTAGGCACAAAACCTTCTTGTTCAGCAAAAGCTGAAAAAGCGTTGGCTTTATCGTCCTCGCCACGGCCGAACTGGCATAAGACAGTATTTTTAATAATGTCATCGTACCCGTTATCCCGTAGCCAGTCGTAGGCTTGCGGACGATTGTTTACCAGTATGGAGGCTCCATACGTTTGTTTGACCTGAACGGTAGAACCGTCATCCAAGGCAAACGAAGATATGCCTATTTCTGCAAGCATCGCAGGCATGTCTTCATCCGTGAACTTCAAAAGCTCTTTCTTCAAACTCTTGGCTAATTGCTCAAGGTTTTCAATCTGTGCTTCATGGTCACGGATTCTTCTGGCCAACTCCGCCACCGTTTGGAGGCCTTGTTGATCTATCTTTTCGACAGAAGAGGCGATAGTGTCCTCAAAATCTTCTTCCATCATTTTTAGTACGTCGTCACTCATTCCGAGTCTCCTTCGTGGTTAAAGGCACCTATCGGGCCTTGACAATTACAGATAATATCTTATACTCTGCACTTGTCAAGCAGTTTTTAAGGAAAATAAAATGCGTGGATTTGATTACAAGACCAATCCGTATGACCACCAGAGAAAAGCGTTAGAAGCTTCGTGGGCCGAGGAGTATTATGCACTGTTTATGGAGATGGGAACAGGTAAAACCAAAGTTGCTATTGATACCATGGCGGTTCTTTACGAGGCTGGCAAGATCAATGCGGCTTTAGTCGTTGCGCCCAAAGGGGTTTATGACAACTGGGTCCAGAACGAAATCCCCGCGCATTTACCGGACCGGATCGAACGAACCTTGCTGCGTTGGACCCCCGCTAAGACAAAACGTATGGAAATAAACTTGAAAGACTTTATTGTCGGGGACCTTAACGGCATTAAAATATTTGTCATAAACATAGAGGCGTTCTCTACGTCTCGGGGTACAGATGCGGCAACGGCCTTCCTGTACCAAAATCCCAACAATATTGTGATAGTGGACGAAAGCACCACCATCAAAAACCGCAAAGCCGCGCGGACAAAAAACATTGTTAAGTTGCAAGAGTATTCAAAGTACCGCCGCATCCTGACAGGCTCCCCTATTACTAAGAGCCCCATGGATTTGTTCAGCCAATGCGATTTTCTTAAGAACAAGGCGCTGGGGTTTAACAGCTACTTTGCTTTTCAAGCGAGATACGCAAATATCCAGCAACGGACCATGGGGCACCGCAGTTTTCAACAGATCGTAGGATACCGCCGGTTAGACGAACTTTCGGAAAAGTTAGACACTTTTAGCGACAGGGTTTTGAAACAGGATTGCTTAGACCTACCCGAAAAGGTTTATGTCCGTCGGAACATAGAGTTTACTCCCGAACAAAAGAAACTTTATACGCAGATGAAGAAGCTGGCGTTAGCAAAGCTTGAAAGCGGGGAGCTTGCCACAACGGCCAGTGTCCTGACGCAGATCATGCGCCTGCAACAGATATGCTGCGGGTTTCTAAAACCCGACGATGGCGAAATAGAAACCATTCCAAGCAACCGTTTAAAAGAATTGTTGGAACTTTCTGACGAGGTTCAGGGCAAAGCTATAATCTGGGCCACTTACACGCACGACATCTTGCGTATTGAGGAAGAGTTAAAGCTCCGGTTTGGACCGGACTCGGTAGCCACTTACTACGGCGGTACGCCACAAGATCAACGCCAAGAGATCGTCACACGGTTTCAGGACAAGGCTGACCCCCTGCGGTTCTTTGTTGGTCAACCGCGAACCGGTGGTTACGGCATTACCTTGACGGCTGCCAACACCGTGATTTACTTTTCTAATAGTTACGATCTGGAGATTAGGTTGCAATCCGAGGACCGCGCACACCGGATCGGGCAGACAAACAAGGTAACTTATATTGATATGGTTTCGCCCGACACCATCGACGAAAAGATATTGCAGGCGTTGCGCAGTAAAATTGATATTGCGGGGCAGGTTTTAGGTGAAGACGCAAAGGACTGGTTGAAATAATGACTAAACAAGAACAAATATTAACAACCCTCGAAAACAGGCTGTCAGGCCTTCTTGCGGAGACTGAAAACCGCAACCGGCTAGGCCTCAAGCAAAAGCTTGAGGAAATCCGTAGTCTGCTAGAAATGCTGAAGGCTAGTTTATAGCCTGAAGTTACCCTGTGGGTCGGGTCCGCGGAGCGGGGGTGGTCCAGAAACTTCCCCGCCGCTTGCAAACGCGCTAGGCATCGGTTGCTCGTAGTCATACGCGGCGTATTGTTTAAACATTTGACCAATCCCTGTTTCTTGCGGCGGTTCTGGTCTAGCTTGGGGACGAATAAGAGGGGCAGCGGTTGCTTGCGCAACTTCGGGCTCTTGGTTCATCATCAAATATTCACTGACCTGTTGCGGCGTAGGGGTATAACCCGGTTGCCCAATTCCTTCTGGACGCGCTCGTGGTTTTGGGGCCGGGTCTTCACCTTCGGCCATTTGAAAGAATCCGTCCATAGCAGGCATTATTTCGCCTTCGGCGGCACCGTGGATTATAGAAACGTACTTTCGGGTTTCGTCAAAGGGCGGAACTCCGCCATACTTCCTTACATTTCCCGGGCCTGCATTATATGCGGCAAGGGCCAAGGGCACCGTACCAAAGTCCTGTAGCTGTTGCTTGAGGTATTTAATACCGCCAATCACGTTTTGTTTTGGATCGTTAGGGTCCACACCTAGTTCTTTGGCGGTTCCGGGCATAAGCTGCATAAGGCCAATGGCCCCTTTTTGGCTTACGGGGCCCTGACGGCCTCTGTTTTCTTGATATATGACGCGCAAAACTAGCTCGGGATCAACGTTTTGTTCGAGGGCTAATTCCATGGGATCAAACCCGTAGTCTTCCATTATTTTCGTTCTTACCGCGGTAAGTTGTTCCGGGGTAGCCGGGCCTTGTACCGCGCCGCCCTCCGCAAAGAGTTGGGCAGAAATCTCGGGCCCGCCGCCCATCAAATTCGTTAGATTATTGCCGCCGCCACCGTCTTCGCCCATGGCTTGGGTAGTAGCTAAGAAACCCCCGCCGAAATCGTTAAAACCTCCGCCACCGTCTTCACCCATGGCCATAGTGCTTGCCGAAAGGCCAAAAAAGCCGCCACTGCCGTCTTCGCCTATTGCACGGGTCATACCGCCCATAGCGCCCATAGGTGACCTTTCGGGGCTCTCAAACTGTTTCAGGCTGTCGAGGTGCATTTGTCCGCCGCCAAAACCAAAGCTTTCTTCCGCCCCAAAATGAGCGCGTTCAGCCTCGTCCACCATGCCAACAAAGTGGCCCACATCGCCATCGATGCTGTTTTGGACGTTCTCCATAGCTTTCTGACCGTAAGTGCCCATCAAGTATTCTTGGTAGTTTTTGAGAGGAGAGCCGCGCAAGTCGGCCATTTGGCTGCCGAACTGGTTTGGCATCGGGCCGCCGGACTGTCGTTGGCTGAAAGCCTGCTCTTGAAAAAGACCGCCAATACCGCTCATATCGGGTTGTTTAGCCACAGACATGGCTGGTTGCAAACTGGCGGCATACGGGGAAGCTATTGCACCACCCTGCGCGTAATTTTGTACCATACCACCATCTCCAAATCCCATGGCCGTGGAGCTTAGTCCTGCATTCCCGGCTAAATTAATATCTCCAGCTTGGAACCCGGCAGAGCCTGCCCCGTCCCGAACCAACTGCTCTCCAGCACCACTTCCAAAAGGCGCCCGACGTGTTTCCAATAACAGCTTGTGCTGTAGCACTGGCCGCCCCACGACGTTGTGCGCGGGCTTGGGACTCTTCAATAAAAACGTCTACGTCATCGCCTGAAAAACCGGGGTCGTCAGGTGCGACAGGAGCCGACCCGCCTTCAAAAACAGGTGCGGTACTCGTAAAGTTTCCCGGAGACTTTACCGTACCAGACCAACTCTCATACGGTGTTGTTCTGTCCGTAGCATTCCATTTTTCGATGGCCGCGTTATAAGTTTCGCGGTCCTGTTGCCATTGAGCAAGGTTCGCGTTCCACGGTTCGATCTGGTTGGTGTTAAAGTCATCCACCAGCTTTTGGTAATCGCCAGCTTGTGTTTTATACTGCCCCAAAGCGGTGTTGTAGATACCGATCCGGTTATCATAATCCTCCATGATCTTTTTGTCAGTGTCGTAGTAACGATAATCAGGAGACGCATAATTTACAATTGACATGTTAACCCCCTAAACTTCCAATCCCACTTTTCATCAACTGCGTTGTTGAGTCATTTGGGAACATTGCAGCGTACCTAGTCCTGTCAACCGGTCCAGAAGATTGTACAGGTGCCACTTGGGGTGGCGCAGCGGCCTGTTGGACAGGACTAGGCTGAGTAACCGCACCGGGTAAGGCGGGAGGTCCCTCCGGTGCGGTATTCAATGACCCTTCTTGGTCTGAAGGGGGTAAGGGTCTTTGTGGTTCAGACGGAACAGTAAATTTTTCTGTTTCTTCGTCTGTTTCACGAATTATTGAAGGAGGGCTTCTTCGTATCGGAGAGAAGCCTAAATCTTTAAGCATGTTTCCGACGCGCTCGGCGAGACGAACACGTTCTTTGTCATTACGCGGTTTGCGCATCATAGCTGCCAAAAGTGTTGGGTTAGCCATCAATTCGGACATAACGTCCGTCTGTAATGCCGCCGGAATGTCGTTAAATATACGACGCATTGTTTCGGCACCTTGACCCGCAGCGATAAGAGCGCCGGGGCCACTTTGACCGCCAGTAAACATGCGTTGTGCGCGAGTACCAATTGCAGAACCTGTAATGCCTAAGTAAAAATCAAACAAAGGTCCCGCACGATCCACCAGTTCCCCGATATCACCCGCTTTTTCCGAAGCTTCAAACCGAACCATTTCAGACAAATAGGTCTTTAGGTTGGAAAGTTCTGCTTCGTTCATTACTTTGTTTTCCTTCATCCAGTCCACTAACGATACGCGGCCTCTGGAGCCCTTTATAGGACGAAACATGTCATCATATAGGGTGCTTGGGCTAAAGGTCCCCGAGTGGCTGCCACCCGCCTTTGTCGCGGCCCATTCTAAAATGGAAGACTTCAAACCGGTCATGGCTTGTTCCCGCGCGTCTTCGGGGGCGTTTGTAACAACGCTTAAAAGTCGGTCCAACCCTTGGATCGGGGCTCTTGTGTTAATAGCTCGTGCAATGGCCGTTGTCGGGCTTTCTGTTCCATACACCCTACGGCCTGTATCACTCATCACAGGGTTCATGAGGTCATAAAAGCTTAATTGAGCCAACTCTTCCGCTTGGTTCTTTCGATTAATCTCAGAAGACTCTCTTAGAAGAACGTTTGCACTTTCGGCATTTTGTAAATCAAACTGTAACCCGGGAAATTGGTCAAGCACGTCTTTGTTTTTAGCAACCCACTTAGCCAAAGCATCGGGGTTTACCTCACCAGTATTGGGATCAAAAGCCTCTGACCGCGCATTCCGAAGGATTTGCTCCGTAACGCCGCGCAACGTTCCTATGGTTGTTTCCGCATCAGCCAAGCCTTCTTCTACCGCAAACATCCCGATTTCGTTAATTTGTTCAAGACGCAGATAGGTTGGATCATTTCCGCCCTGAAGGATGCGACGAGCCAGTAACTCTGGTCCCATGCTCGCGGCTCCCGAGCCTTTTGTTTTTGTGGCTTCGCCCGCAAAAGCCCGAGTGAACGTGTCATTAAGAGAGCGCGAATACGAACGAGCCATGTCATACGAGAACCGGTAATCATTTGCCTCCGGTCCCAACGATGCGCCACCTAGATCGTCTAACATGGCACTGGCCATTTCATTAGCAATCCTAGCGGAGTTATAATCAGGGTTTTCCCCGGAGGAAAAACGACGTGAATAGTTTAAGGCAATGCCGCGCAGTTCCGTTAGTTCTTTTGTTGTTAACGGATCGGTTATTACCCCGGTTCCGTCGGCCGCGGGTTGGTTACCCTGCATGACCATTAAATCAGCGGTCTTGTCTAGCGCATCCGCCAACTGACGTGTTCTAGGGGTAGACATGCGGCCGCGAGAAGAGCTTGCTTCTTGACGCAACCTTGTCAAAATATCTTGTTGTGTTGCGCCTTCGTTAGTCATCGCATCGACGATGCTACTTACACGGTTTTCATAGCTTGTACCCGCCAGCTTTGTAACGGCGTCGGTTGCCCGTCTTTGAGCCGTGACCAACTCTCCGGAAGCCGGTGCAGGCGCACCTAATCCCAACTCGTTTGTTTTACGATCAACAAATTGTTGAAGTAAAGGCATGTCGTCGGCAAGCTTACCTTGAAGCTCGGGAGAAACGCCCCTTACACTGTTCCATTTTGTTATGAAACTGGGAGTGTTAGTCGCTTCCCCCGCAGCGTTTGAAAAAGAAGTTATGTCGATTTCAGGGACAGAACCCCACAGTATTTTTTCTTTGCTTCGGGCTTGGCCTAACTGGTTTGTAATAACGTCAAAAAGTCTTTCAGAAAGCTGGATGTTGCTAGTTCCGTCTCTCGAAACAGTTTCGAAAGCTTTCAGTACGTTATCTGTGGCAAATGCCATGCGTTCATTTAGCTGTGCGCTAAACACGCCTTCGGCCAAATCCGCAGCCGTTTGAAGGGCGTCTTGGTCCCCTGTTTGGGACATTGCTAGAATTACGTTTCGCAAAGCTTTGATAGAGGCCTTAGAACCGGCGGTTCTTTCCGCGGACAGACCGCTGCCAAGCTGCTCTAAAGAGGCTTCAATAGCCAGCAAAGCAGGTGATCCGCCTTTTGCCCCCGCAGTTAGCATAATAGGTTTGCCGTCTTCGCCAACCAACAATTCGCCTAAATCGTCTCCGGCCAAACGTTGGATTACGGCTTCTACGTCTTCGCCTTCTGCTTCCAAGATATCCACGATCCGCTCAACCGCTTTTCTTTGACGAGCGGATTTAAGCGGGGACAAAACCGCGCTTGCGCCGCCTTGTTCGTAGGTCTGTTTTACGCGACGCAATGCCGGTAGAATTTGATCGTAATTGTTTAGAACAGGCGCTAGAGGACTGGAGGCAACAGTCGTTCCGACACCCCCCACTGTTTCGAAGAAGATGCGGGCTAACGGATCACCTTGGAAATACGTTTCTGCTACACTTGCTCCGCCCACTTGACCAACACCCGAAATGGCTTCTGCGGCAAGAAAAGGAGCAGGTGCTGCGCGGGCCGCGGACCCTGTTCGAGCCAGCATGTTTTGAGCGCCTTGAAGCAAACGAGTGGACCGAGACGGCGTTACGCCGTTTTCGGCTAAGTTCTTTACAAACTCGGCCGTTCCAACCCCAACGTTTTTACTAATCATGAAGGGAAAGGGCAGCCAGCCTAAAACGCCTGCGGCGGTTTTCCCGGATTCATAGGCGGCTGTTTGTCCCGGAAGCATCGGACTTTCTGGTCCCATTAACTGGTCGGTAAGTAATTCGCCGCCTTTATAGGCGGCCAAAGACCCCGCTATACCCCCCACTAAAGCAGCGGCCCCTTTTGCTACAGGGTGCGCAACGGGCACTTTTGCGCCAACTTTTGCGCCCGCCATAAAACCGCCCAGAGACGTTGTTGCGGGACCGACTTCACGTTTAAAACCGTCTAGGAACGTACCGGCTTCAATGGGGTTACCTTCGGTATCTTGCGCCAGTAAGTTTATTATTTGGTCGTTTGTAAGGCCTCTTTCTGAGGGCGGCTTGTCTTTTAAAGGTCCAAAAGTATCAAACAACGTGGAGTTACCGCTTAACAAACCTTGATAAGCGCCACTTCCTAAAACTTCTTCCGCCAGCATTTCTGCCATAATTTGAGACGGGTTTTGACCTTCCGAGGAGAAGTTTTGCACATAGGCATCAAACTGAGGCTTGTCAAAAACCACCGGGCTATAATTAGGTCCTACGGAATCCGCTGTTACGACTTCCGGCGCGACTACATCATCTGGTCCCATCAGGGTTTTCCGTTCTGTTGGTTCATAATGTGCTGCCTAAATCCGGCGGCCGTATCGTTATCAACTTTTCCCGTAACGCTGCTTGGAACAGTGGCCAACATTCCTAACAATCTATCAATCTCAAAGTTGTTAGAAAGAACCGCTTGGCGGGTCTTGTCGTCTTGAATGCCGTCGTTAAGAGCCGTTAAATTTGCGCGTCTTTGTTGTTGTGCTAACGCCTTCATTTCTACCAGCTTACCTGCTTCAGACTCCGGGTTGGTAAAAAACTTGTCTGGATCAGGAAATAAAGCCCCGACCTTTTCCATTTCAGCAACAGGAAACCGTGGGTTAACTACCAAGGCTGATCGCCCTAGAATGGTAAGGCCCCGCAAGAATTGACGGTTTGCTTGGGTTCCCGAAAAAGCTTGACGAGCTTGTGGGATAAAGCCCCCAAACACGTTATCGGCAAACACTGCAAACCCTGCGTAGGGGCCCGTACCGTTACGAGCCGCAGACATTGCATCACGCATCAGGGCCGCATCTTTGCCGGATAAATTCTGCGGGTTTTCGCGGGTTCCGCCGCGGGAGACAATTCCTAGTTGTTCGTCCATAGCCTCTAAATCGGAGCCGGCCCTTAAAGCAACTCTTTGTTTTGCCGCAATATCGTAAGCAATTGTATCGCTTAGTGGATTCACGCCGGTAGTAGGCATACTTTGCGCTGTACCGTCCGAGGCTACATAGGTTCTTCCGCCGTCATAGCTTAGAACGTTGCCCAATCCTTGAATAGCGAAGGCTTTGGCCGTCGGAGCGGTGTCAGAACTCATGTTAGAAACATTGAATTTCTGCGTACCGCCGGAGTTGGCTTCGTTGGCTTTTGCAATAGCGGCCGCTCCACCCACGGTGGTTGCGTCAACCACCTGAGTAGTTTGGTTGCCCATATTGCGAATAACTTTGAAGTCGGGTTTGGTAGGTCCGCCTTCCGCTTGAAAGACGGACGTTGCCGTATTGTCCGCAGGATTAAATAGGACCAGATCGTTGTCCACAACCTTGAGGCTTGGTGCCAGACGATCCGCTGCCGCTTCCGCCTCGGTAAACGCCTGCTTACGAAGAGCCAAGCTTTCGTTTGCAAGCTGAGTAATCGTGCCCAAATCCAGATTACCTTGAGAGATGTCCAGACCACGCTCTTTAAGACCGTTTGCAACGTCATTTTGAAGCTGTGTAAGCAACCGATCCTTCTCAGACTCGCTACCAGTAAAGTCCTGCATGTCGTTTTGCAGCAAACTTTTAAAGTCTTGAGCATTGATCTGCAAGCCTTCACGAGCCGCACGATCCAACGCATTTTCCGTAGCCGTTGCCAACTGTTGATTTTGCGCCGCCGCCGAAGCAATGGTGCCCTTGTGGGCTGCCAACGCAAGGTTAAAGTCGTGCCCTTTGTCCATCTGAGCCAATTCGTAACCGTTTTTAACACCGGCCACTTGTAGGGTATTGTCCAGATCAACTGCTTTTTCGGTTACGCGCAAGCTACTATTTAACTCTGCCAACTGTCGACCCAGTTCTGCACGTTGAGCAATAGTTTTCTCATCATTTGCAAACCCGAGGGCCTGACGTGATGCACTAGCCGCGTCAATTGCCTCCTGCAACTCACCTTTAAATTCTTGTGAAGACAAGCGTTCGGAAGTTGTAAAGTCAAACTTTGCGCCTTGAAGAACTAAATCGTGAGCTTCCGACAAACGCGCTTCTTTTACGGTTAATTCATCCCGAAGTCTAATTTGGTCCTCGGTCAGCGTACCCTTTAGGTTTTCCAATGTCCGCCGACTTTCCGACAAATCCCTTGCCAAACGTAGAGCATACCCTTGCTCTGTTTCGCCCGTTTCGCGCTGGAAGGAAAACTTATTGCCCTGCAACAGTAGCTCTTGAGCGCGTTCCGCCGCTTTTTCTACTGATTTACTTTCCGCTAAAGCGGCCGCCGCGGAGGCATCTATCTTAGCTTGATTTTCTACTCCCAGTTTAGTCTGAGAGGACTGCAACGCTGCCATGTCTAACTGGCGTTTTTCCGCAGCTTGGCCTTGCTTAAACTTTAATAGTTCACCCGAACGGGCTCCGATATTACCTAATACGGGTTGCGCCACTTGTGCCAAACGCTCCGCAGGGCTCATCTGACGATCCCCGGGGGTGGCAAAGGCCAATGCACCCTGCGCAATGTCAAACAACATCTGCGATTGGGTCATTTTCTTTTGTTCGTCGTAAGCCGCTTGTTGCTCGTTTCCGCCAATAAGCTGGCCATAAAGAGCCCGGTCTTGGTTAAAAAGCTCCAAGGCCCGTGGGTCAGGGGCACCGGCGACACGATTAGTGTTCTCTGGTGCAAAATACTGAACCGCGCCGCCTTGTCTAAAATTTACAGGTACAGGAGCCTCCTCGGCACCCATATTAACCGTGGACATAATACCACCGGCCATGTCCCCCTCTATAGGGGTATTCATTGCGTCGGGAGCTAACCCGCCGATTCCTTGATCTACCGCCGCCATTTGCATGACAGGTTGGATCAGCGTTAAAACCGAGTCTGGCGTTTGTTGGGCATCTTCTTCGCCAACCATTTCGGCCAGTTCCATACGACGGTCTTGTAGGGGAGCTTGATCCCCTCGAATGGCGTTAATCACACCTTCGTAATCTTCGTTTTCCGCCGCGGCGTCGATGCCTTCAAACTGTCCCGCAGCTTGCCCTAGCATTTGTTCCAAAACCGCTGGATCGATGCCCGCTTGAGCGCCCATTCCTTCGGCTTCGCCCATGCTGCCTGCTTCAGGCTGGGGCATTCCGGCCATTGCCATTTGTGGAATTGCAGCGGGGTCTACCGCTTGCTGTGGTGCTGGGGGCATCATTGGAGAACCGCCCGCCTGCATATACCGAACCTGTCCGCCGTTTGCAAACATTTGTCGGCCCATTACACCTCTATCCATCATTAAAATAACCCCGCATTTCTAGCGCCTGCCGCTGCCGACAGACCCGCTACGCCGAGCCCCAAAATACTTTGGGCTGGCGATACTGAAGGTGCCGTAGTTGCCGAAATACTTTGTTGAGACGACGGAGCGCCCTTATAAATATCTGACAAGAAGGACACCCGTTGATATGGCTCGTAAGCTTGTTGTAGGTCTGTTTGACGCTGGGCTTCCAAACCGGCTTGATCTTGGGCTTGGAATTGTTTGCCCACGTCGAACAGGAACCCTTGTTCTTTTTGACCCATGCTTTGACCCAATTCACCGAGAGACGCTTGACGTAATCCAAGATTACCAAGTGCATCGCCCTGTGCCAAGCCCAATTGTCCGTATTGTGTGCCAAGTCCGCCAATGCCCTCGCCCATCCGGCCTTGCAATTCGGAGCCTTGTAGACCCAAACCGCCTGCCGCTTGTGCGCCCTGCATTCCCATGTTGGCTTGCGCCTGACCAAGCTGGCCTTGTTGACCCGCCATCTGACCGGCAAACTGCTCGCCCGCAAGAGCGGTTTGACCCGCTTGAGCGGCAATTCCAGCCTGCGCTTGAGCCCCTTGCAGCCCTAATTGGCCTTGTTGGCCAGACATCTGACCAGCTAATTGAGCCGCATTCATACCTGTTTGGGCGGAAAGTTGCTCTAAACTCATGCCCGTTTGAGCCAAAGCTTGCGCGTTGGCAGAAGCCATTTGCTCCGCGGACATTCCAATGTTGGCCGCGGCCTGCGTACCCTGTATGCCGAGTTGACCGGCTTGACCGGCACTTTGCTGCGCCAATTGCTCCGCGGACAAACCGAGTTGACCGGCTTGCTGGGAAGTCTGCGCCATAAGTTGTTGTGCCGACATTCCAGTGCTGGCCTGTTGCTGAATGAGTTGACCCGCAAGCTGTTCTGCGGAAATACCCAATTGAGCGGCTTGTCCGGCTAATTGACCTTGTAACTGTGCCGCGGACATGCCCAATTGACCCGCCAATTGCTCGGCTGATTGACCCAATTGACCCGCCGTGCCTAAATTCTGAGAGGCAAGCTGCTCGGCCGCCATGCCTTGCTGGCCTGCCGCTGTCTGCGCGGACAAACCAAGCTGACCTAATTGCCCCGCTTGTGTGGCCGCTAACTTTTCGCCTTCAAGCCCTAATTGACCCGCCGCAGTAGCTGCTTGCGTTCCAGCTTGAGCGCCTTGAGCGCCGAGGGACCCGGTAAGTTGCGCCGCTTGTTGGCCGCGTCCTTGCTGGGCCTCGTATGCGGTTTGCGCCCGTTGTGCAGCACTTTCAAAGCCCGCTTGACGCATCCCTGCGGCAGTCCGGCCTTGTTGTTCTAACACGTTTCTTGCCATTTCGGCTTCTTGAATACCCTGTCTTGACCCGCCAAACGCTCCCGCGCCTACGGCCTGTGCCCGCTGCCCTTGAGCCGCGATGTCACCTTGACGTTGGATGTCCGACAGAGCCTGTTGAACCGCCGCATCCTCGTACTGGTTCATAAATGCGCCAGTGGAATTGGGGTCAAACGCTCCTGTTGTTCCAGCCAAACCTGCAATGCCTTGCTGTGCGGTAGAGGTTCCTAAAGCGCCTGCCTGCTGTAAAGCGGCGGCCGCGTCACTGGTAATACCTCGGGCACCTTGAACGGCTTGTTGACTTCCAGCCAATGCGTTTTCATACGCGCCAATACCGCCGACACCCGCTTGTTGGGCCGCGGTCCGCGCTGCGTCAGAAGAGGCTCCTAGCCCCAAAGCCGTACCCGCTGCACCCAAACGAGCGCCTAGCCCAGCATCTGCCGCGGCCTGAGAACCCATTCCTGCGGCAGCGCCCAAAGCTTGGGCTCCGCCTGATGCAACGTTACGTGCGCCCTGAATGGCCCCGGCTGTTCCGGTTCCGGCTGCGCCTGCTACGTCTTGCGCACCAAGAGCCGCGCCTTGCAGGCCTTCTTGCCCCGCTTGCGCTTGAAGGCGGGCTTGATCCGTGGCTTGATTTAAGTTCTGACCGGCTAACGTAGCGGCATCTAATGCTCCTGCACCTAATGCCCCGTAAGCTCTAGCTTGGTCAACAGACTGACCTAGTTGTCCAGCTAACGTGTTTTGAACGTTTGCTCCACCGGCTCTTGTGGCATCGGCAACTTGCCCAGCCATGCCTGCGGCACCCGTCATCCCTTGTTGGGCAGCACTAATTTGACCGGGTATAGCGTCATAAGCAGCCAATTGGTCTGTTGTGGACTGTCCCGCGGCTAATCTCGCGTTATCGGCAGCGGTTCCAAGGCCGAGGGCCGCGGTATCTGTAGCAGATTGACCGGCCCCAATTGCGTTTGCAATACCTTGTTGAGCCGCGGAAACTTGTCCCGGTACGGCGTCTGCGCCTGCCCGCATGTAGTCTGCGGCTTCTGTTTGGTAGGGTTGTGCGCCAGCCATGACACCGCCAATGGCGGTTTGGGCGTCGCCAAGCGTGTAACCGGCCTCCTCTAAGTAAGGCTGATATCCGCCAATCCCTGCTCCTGCGAGTTCCCCAGCTTTGATTTGAAGCTGGTTCATCTCCGCAACCATGTTCGGAGGTATTGAGACGCCTTGGTCTGCTAGAGCTTTAGCGGATTTAAGTAAGCCTATTTTGTAGGCTTCAATATCCGGAGCTTCGCGGACTATCTGTTCTGTTGTTTCGACCATTACGCTGTCGCCCTTCCACGGTTCTCAAGGTTACGCATAACCGAGTACATGTTTTTTATTCCGGAGTTCATGTTGCCGCCACCCAAGCCTTTTACGGCATCGGTAGTCATTACAAATTCACCCGGCATTAACATGGCTTTAACGCTGTCTTGATTTGGAACACCTTCGTTAGGCATTATACCGCCATTTCGGCGGGGGAATACTTGGCCACCTTGAGCAAGTGTTTGGCCAACGAATGGGCGAGCAAATGGCCCGCCCGGAGTGCTTCCCTGCAAGAAGTACGCGTTTGGATCAAGCTGTGCCGTTTGCATTTGTGGCTGACCCGGCTGTGTGCCCGCGTTTATTGCAGGAGGCTGGTAAGTGCTTAAACTTGCTATGCCGCCCATCGCTTCTTCACGAGCGCGGCGGTCTGCTTCAGCCTTGCTTATGTAAGTCCCTGTTTCAGGGTCTAAAACCCGGTTGCCAAGGTCTGCAATCATATACTGTGACGGATCGGCATTAACAAGGTCTGTGCCCGTGATGACGTTGCCCTCTTCATCGCGCTCAACAACTCCTGCTTCTTCCATCGGAGGCGCGGTAAATCCGCCCGCCGCGGCTACACCGGCTGTTCCGAGCAATGCTGCGGGGCCGTATGTACGCATTAGTCCTGCGCTAACCTGACCAGCCTTTTCAGCGGCCAAGGCTAAATCCGCCGCAGTGGCCGTATTTATATTTTTGCCCATTCCGGTTAAGAAATCAGTTGCTGTCGGAGCGCCCGCGTTTGGCATAAAGGCGTTTTTCAGGCCTTCCCCAATGCTAACGCCGTCGTTTGGAGTAAACACTTGTTTAATGCTTTCGGTAAAGCCCGGGGGCTTGTAACTTGCGTTCACGGCCGCTTGTTGTTTGATCTGATCCGTGGTCAACGCTACGCCGTCTGCGGCCACGTTGGTCGCGCTCGTTACAGCATCCGTTGCCACATTCCCCCCATCAACCGTCACTAATTTTGAAGGGTCTACCGCCCCGTCAACCAAATTCATAGAGTTTGAGCCCGCAAAAGACGTACCGCCCTCGGCCGTTGGGCCCGCTTTCATGTTAGCAAAAGAAGCGCCCGAGAAATCTCCGGTCAGAGCTTTTCCAATCCCCGACATACCGGCGGACACGTTACTCAAAGCCGCCGCGTTTTGAACGCCCGTCATAAAGCCGTTGCCGCTCATGGCGCTGCCAACCCCTGCGGTAAGCCCGCCCATAGCACCCGCCATCAAGCCCGATTTAAGAGCGTCCTTTATACTACCGCCGTTAATCAACGTTGCAATTCCTGAACCCAGTGCCGCGCCGTAAATAGGTCCTAAGAAAACCGTACCTATAATTGGTAAAACAATCGGAGCAATCTTTTTAACTACTTTAACAACGGCCTTAACGACTTTTTTAATGCCTTTAACAACGCCTTTAACAATTTTTTTCACCCATTTAAAAAAGAACTCTGGAGCGCCTGTGTCGGGGTTAAGGCTGTTTTCCTCAGAACCAACAACATACCGCTCGGGGTTTTCAATGCCTTGCGCCTCAAGAAACGCAAAGAGGGTGTCCTTCATTTCAGGATTGTCTTCAAGAAATGCCGCCGGAATAATTAGCTCGCCCGTTTGAACGTGAGCAATCGTATCGTCGCCTTCGCGGCCCATGGCCGCCATCTTTTTGGTCAAAGCTGGAAACTGAGCAATGCCCTCATCGCCAAACTCTTCCGTCCCGTCTTCATCCGGGCCGTAAACCTCGTCCGCTTCTGCGTCCGACATCACAAAGTCTGCAATACCACCTTCAGGGACTTCCATTGCATCAATCTTTTTTGCAGCTTCTGCCATTATCCCGCTCCACCAATGATGCCTTCAGGCATTGTAACTTGTATATTTGTACTTCTTTTTTCCGAACCTGTCCAACTCTGGTTGCAATCCGGGCAGATGCCGTCAGGGTAAGACGCAATTTCTTCCGCAGAGTCTACAACATTTTCACAGTTGGCGCAATGAACCGTGTCTGTGCTGGCCGATGGACGCCACTTAGAACCGTCCGACATTGTAATAATTGTATCAGTCATGAGATTGTCACCGTTACTGTCCCGACAGAGCCTGTCGCTTGTGATCCCCTAACATAGGGGGAATAAATTAAAGGAACCCGAAGTTGGCCCCCGTGTTCAAATACCGCACCGGGCTCCAGCCCGCTGTCGTCCGATTGAAGAGCCGTGAAAACGGTAAACGTGTTCCGACCCTCTCCCGCGTTTTGCATGTTTTGCATGTAAACAGAATAAGACCGCAAAACCTCCGCAAAGTAGGACTGGTCATAGTCCTGCGGCGGAATAGGAAAATAAGGTAGGTTTAAATTCCTAGACACTAGCGCCTCCCGTCGGGTCTAACTTCCACCCGAGGAGAGCCGAGCCGCCAGCCCACTCCCGTATCGTCCGTATCTATCCTAAACGCAAACGAACGTCCCCGAAGCCTTACAAACACTTGATCTGTAAATTGCTCGACAGGAACAGAAGCCGTTTTAGCTACCGTATTGCTGTTGGAATTAGAATAATTTGAGCCCGGGAAGTTACGAACCTTCAGCGTCATAGTTGCCGTGGGCGTCGGGTTAGAAGAATTTCGGAAAGTTAAGTCAGGAATAAGCCGCCGCATAAAGACAAACTGTTCGCCCTCACCCAAACTCATCTGACTGCTTTCAATATAAGAAGAAATAGCACTGGCCGGAGACGTGCTGCCGTCGTCAAAGCCAATCTCTTGGAAGTACAGATAATGGTCCGATCCCGCCGCAATAGGGTCCGAATTAACCCCGCGGTCAAGCCAAACCGTCCGTGAAAGAGTGCCATAATACCAGATTTGCTGCTGGTAATTGTAGGTAACGTAGCTGTCGTTTTCAGTGCTAGACGCCGAGGGGTAATACCACGTAACCTCAGAAAAAGCCGTGTTGGTAGAAGCCGTAACTTTCTGCAACTGGTCGCTGTTTATGTTGCTGAACACATAATCACGGACCGAGCAAGGAAGGAGCTGTACCGAACCGCCATAAACATAAAACTCTTCCGCGCCCATCCAGAACACTTGGTCCTCAACAGCAATCGCGGCCAACGGACCCGCAATAGTCACGTTTGTAGATATTTCGTTAATGCCAAACGTAAACGGGGGGCCTAAATACTGCATCGCGTGAAGCGAAACGTCCGTAAATACCAGCACTTGTTGCCGAGTTTCAATGGCCGTGACAATCTCAGAGCCCGACCCAATCCGTAAATCTCCCGCCGTATTAGTGGCCAAAGACTGCCACTGAGTGACGTTTTCTTGGTCCGAAAACCTAATCAAAAGAGGGTCTTGAACACCCGGTTCCACCTCGGAATCACAACCAAAGGCAACAACATGGCGGTCCCGATCCGAAACAAGGACTTGTTTCGCCACAATAGGCACCCGGTTAGCCCCGGGCAACGACGCAAGCTCCACGGCCCGCGTGTTTAAACCGTTACTCTTGTCCCAATAAAAGATGCCCCCGTTGCGCACGTTAATAATAAGGTCTTCACCAAAGTTGTCGTGCGACCATATCCGAAGAGTTTGGCCCGAAGCGGACAAAGAAGTGCTAGACCCCCACGCGCCGCGGGACCAGACCCCCGCTCCCCAGCCGTTTCCAACGATCGTCGTGTCGAGCCCCGTGTTAATCTGATATGCGCCGATACAGCCCGTGCCTCCGGTGCCGCTGTCGGCGCTTGTGGCGAAAACATAAGTAGCATCTAGCCCTGAGGTCGTCGTAATGCTGTTAATCGTGCTGACGGTGCGAGCTTCTATTTGATAGCTGTTGTCGTTTATAACCTGTGTAACTTCGTACTCTTGGTTAAGAACAGTGGCCGTTATTACGCCACCTAGTGTAGTCGCGGAAGAATATGTTACAAAATCATTGACCAAAGCGCCGTGGTTGGTGTCAGACACTATCAAAGTAGCACAGTTTACGGCGGCACCCGAAGTGTGCGTAGCCGCCGTGGTGCCGTTTACGCCTCGAACACATCCCGTTAGATTATTCCCGACCAAAGCCGCATAAGTGAGTATTTCACTATCTATTTGAACCCGGCCCGACTCGGGGAAACCTGAACCAGACGACAACGTTATAGTTGTATCAAGCAATGATACATCTGCGCCTAGCGTGTTTGCGTTTGCCAGAAAAGTTACGTCTCCAGCCGCCGTTGTAGTTCGGATAGGCGTGATGTCGTTATACCCGCCACCTTCGTTGATGTAATACTTCAGGTGCGTCCCAACGCCCAAGTAATTAGACCCGTCCAAGGCCAACCAAGGGTGTAACGCCCGACATGTCCCCAAAAAAGCATTAGAAGACTGCTTGATCCAACCGCCAATTTTTTCTGGAAAACCAAACCGGAACCGCACTTTGTCCATATCAAACCACCCACCCTCATTTGAATATGACGTGGTTTCACGGTTGATACCGGGGCGGAATTGAAGTTTGGTCAGCGGCATCAGCAATCTCCAGTTAGGGGGATTATACACAAAAGGTAAGTTTACACCAGTGTTAGGTCACACCATTAGCTCGAAGTGAGGACCGTCTATAAATGGGCGTTTTCCTTGGCTGCGGCGCTCATCAACGTAGCTATTCATAGCATCTTCCATAGTGCCCCCGTGGAACTGAGCGATATTTGAAATTGTCCATGCCGCGCCCCAGCGTATAGGAACATCTACTTCCCTAGCCGCTTCGGCCATAGCGTCAGCTATATCGTCGTACAAATTTAATTCCCAAGATGCCCTTGATCCGATATAGGCCATTAAATCAACGGCATGTCCGTCAAGGTGCTTACTTTTCATGGTTTGAGACGCGCCTTTCTCGACCAAGGCTCGTTGCTCTTCCAGAGTTCGCATCCCGCAGATAACACCGAAATCAATCTTGCTGCGGTGGATGGCAGAGTTGACAACCGCAATCAGGCGCTCGTCTAAGCCTTCCAACCTATCAAGGCTGCGCTGTGATAACTTATACATTAGACTTATCCTTTTTTAAGATATTTTGAAACGGCACGGTTTCCGAACCAGAAAGACATGATGGCAGCAAACAGACCAGAGGTTTCTGCGGTCCACATTAGCGTAACCGCAGCGGCCCAGTTGCCACCCTCGTCCATAACTTTAACCATAATTACGATTTGTACGGCAACGAATAGGCCAAAAAAAGCATAAGTGATGACAGGGCGGACAGACCCCCTAAGTGCGTTAACAAAGCCTCCAGCGTCGATACTATCATGTTTGTAAAGCCCCTCTGTCTCTTTGATGTCTGCCTGCTTGTCTAGCATGTTCAACTGAAGCTCAGAGCGTTTGCTCATAAGTTCCATTTCGAGCTTCATGCTTTCCATCTTCTGTTTGTGTTCTTGCCCCGCCTTAAAGAAGTTCAAAACTTCTGGAAGAAACGAACTGCCGAAACCTAAAAGGCTACCCAATAATGTCATCATTACTTAGACTCCTTACTCATCCAAATACCAAACGAGCCTGTAAAAGCCCCTGTAACGACTGAAATTAGACCCGCTTGTGATACTGACAGGTCCGGTTGCGATAGCGCCCATTCTAGGCAGCGAATGTACATTACAGTTGTTACCAGCATCATCAAACGTGGTAGAACTTTCCATTCATCTAGTTTAGTCGCCATCTTCCAAACTCCTTGCGTAAGCAATAGCGTAGTTCTTGTTGTGCGTTATTATAACAACTTTTCCATGTTTGTCATATACAACGTAATTACCTCTTTTGTTGCGATATAGCTTCAAAGCAATACACCGCTGTAGTGCTGCCAGTTATTAAAACCACAGCGTCTTCTTTTGCCTCTTCGCATAGCATTTCAGTAGGAAACTGCCCCAGTTGGTAGTGGGTTAAATCGTTGTTCATGAACTGAAACCAGACAAGAAACCACATCACCATTTCCCCTGTTGTTTGCCCATGAAGTACAGAACAAGGGCCAAACCAGCTACACCAGACAGGACAATCAAAGTCCCAAGCGTCCACTCAATAACGGCGCGTTGTAGCTCGGCTTTGCGGTAGACTTCTTCTTTGCGCTGCTTGCGCATTTGCGCCTCAATGTGCAAGACCTCTTTCCATGCGGATGGGCCGTAATGCCAACTGATAAAATTTTTAATTTCAGACCGCATTTCTTGCATCTTTTTCTTTTGGGCAAAGATTTCAATAGCGGTAGAAGTGTCCGACCCCTTGAAAGAATACCACGGAGGATTCTTGACTTGCTCTTCGGCAAACCCAAAATCAGAAAAAGCCTTGCCCCAAGTGGACAATTGGCCCGTCATGTCTTGGAGTTCGCGGCCAACGGCAATACCTTTTTTTATCGCGTTATATGCGCCTGTGGCTAAACTGACAGCCGTAATGGGGTCTATCATGTTAGTACAAACTCCTTCGGGCAGGCGTAGCCGGGGCTTACCCTGTATACGCGGTTGTACCAACTGCCGTTCTTGGGGACGTTACTACAGTCGTAATAACAATACTTAAATAGCACACTCCCCGCGCCGTTTATGAACGCTTGGTTGAACCCAACGAACACCAGCACACACAGCATTTTACTTCTCCATTAGTCGGTCGATCTTTTCCTCAAGCCTGTCGAATTTACCCATGATCTGCAAAAGAACCTGATTGCTATCACTCTTGGTGACATACTCCTTCGCCATCTCTTCGCGCGTTCTGTTCAACAGAATGGTGACGCGCTTTATCTCATCGTGCTGGGACTTAATCCACCACCCTAAACCGCTGATTACTGCGGCAAATACCATGTTCAAAAGCGCGTCCATTTCCATTAGTTTACAACTTCCGCTTCTTCAGCTTCTTCTGGTGCTTCCAGAGAGTCAGCCAGAATCTTGACGAAGGCTTCACGCCCCACGTTGAGTTGGTCTAGGTTAAAACGGGCGTTGTCCATTTTACGACCAAGATCGTTTACGTGGTTAAGCAGAACCTTCTGCTCGTCTGTCATGTCTTCAACAAGGTATTCGATGTCGTTGACTGTGATTGGTGTTTTGTCATTTTTAGCCATCACTAAGTCTCCTTTAAGTTTAAGTTAAGCAGCCCAAGGATTTCCAGAGGCTTCAGTTGGGTTTTGTAGTTTGTCTATCTTTGCAGCAATAGCCGCTTCTGTATCATCTTGTGATACATTCTCCCAGACCCAAACCTGCGCCATAGCTTCTGTTACATCAGCGTATGGTGTGAAGTCAGGTTGAGATGAGTCAGGGGTTAACCCTACAGTGCCATAAGATGACGCTGAGTAGTCACCGTCTACGCCAGTGCAGCGCCAGTGAATTACGTTAATGCCACCTGTTGCGATGTCGTGTTCGCAGTTAGCGATAGTCCATGTGTTTATAAGTGCCATTTAAACGGCCTCCAATGCTGTTAGTCGGGCTTCCATAAGGCCGATTGTGGTTAACGCCTCTTGCAAGGCTGCTGTGAGTAGTGGCACTAGTTTGGATTTATCAATCCCCTGCATGTCTGGGACGGATCGTGTTCCCATGACGGCTTCGTCTGTCTCGGTTGCAGGTGTGACCTCGTATTCCTCATCACGCATGGCGTCTTTGGTGCCAGTTGCACACTCTGGAACGACTGCCTGTGCTTCGTGCGCAATGAAGCCATCGACACGGCTGTCGTCTACAATCCAAGCGAAGTTAACTGGCTTCAATGCCATGACACGTTCTGTTGCGCCTGACATTGGAATAACGTCTTTTTTGAGGCGGTAATCTGAGCTTTCGTTGTAGGCTGTGGCAGAACCTGTGACTGAGATGGAGCCCACGATGTTTCCAGCATAGTAGAACTGCGCAACAGGACCAGTCGATGTATGTCGTCCTACGTTTAAGGCAGCGGCCTCGCCTACAACCGAAGAGTACCGTCCGTCTGAACGGATAGATATACCACTACCGCTAGTATTGTTAGATGGGAATGTGTCTGAGGGGTCACCCACAAGCAAATTGCCGCCAGTGTCGAGGGTAGCAGCAACAGCACCATTTATGCCAAACTGGATGGGGGCATCGGCGGTTGTGCCGATCAGCATGTCGTTGGGGGTGGTCCCTGTGTAGGTTCCGCCGACACCATCCTCCCCAGCAGCATTAACGAAAGAGATAACAGCGTTGTCATCTGTGCCATCTACGCCAAAGGTAATACCAGCGCCGCCCGGCTCGCCAACAGTATTATCTCGGTCACCATTGAGATCAAGAACAGCATACCCATTAGAGTGAACAGATAGCTTACGTGTGTCTGTTGAGGTTGTGCCTGTATCCGATAGGATAACATCACCGACAACATCGAGCTTCTCTGTGGGGCTATTCGTGCCAATCCCGACATTACCTGCGCTGTCGATGCGCATGGCTTCATTGACGAGCTTTGTATCGGTACTTGCGTCACCATACCTAAACTGCAAATCGTTATTATCGAGAAAGAACTGCCAATCCGTAGCCGATGAAGAAAAATCTTCAAGCACGATATTAGGACGGAACTGTGAGATTAACGCATTAAAATCATCACTAGCACCTCCTGACGGTTGCAGATGTAAAAGCGCACGAGGGCTGGTCGTCCCAATCCCCAACGACTCAGCACTCGCATCCCAGAATAACCTTGGCGTGCTGCCTGTGTCCTCGTAGAAGCTGATGTCGCCGTTGTTCTGGATGCGCATGCGTTCTGTGCCGCCCGTGGAAGCTGCCACCGTATCAGCCGCCGGAAACCACACGCCTGTGTTTAGATCGCCTGTGTTTGTAATACTGGGAGTTGATGCCGACCCATCTGCAAACGTACCTACGCCAGCCGTAGCAAACCCACCGTTAAACACAGCCGCAGCCGTGGTGGTCAGGACGCCTGTTACTAGGGCAGTCGTTGCCATGTTCACAGCACCATCAATGTCCACAACGTCTAGGTTGGTTGTACCGTCTACGTCTAGGTCACCATTGAAGTCTACATTACCTGCAACAGCAAGTGTTGTAGCCATATCAACAGCGCCATCAATGTCTACAGCATCAAGGTTAGTAGTACCATCAACGTCTAGGTCAGTGCCAACAAACAGTTTCTTAGCTATACCAACACCGCCGTCAACAATTAAAGCACCTGAAGTTGAGCTAGTTGAGTCAGTAGTCAGATTTAGGTTAACAGCACCGCTTGTATCAAGAGTTGTTACAGACGCAGTAGCAGCAGCGCCAGACCCAAGAATACCGTCTAGTGTACCAGTAAATCCAGTAGCTGTTATTTGGTCAGTTGCAGTAACACCATCAACAAACAAGTTAGCCCAACGAACACTGGTTGTACCAAGATCATCAGTGCTGTCTGTGTCTGAAACAATGTTTGAGCCACTTGTAATACCACCCGTTGCTACCTGCGCAGCCGTGGTGGTCAGGACGCCTGTCACTAGGGCAGTCGTTGCCATGTTCACAGCACCATCAATGTCCACAATGTCTAGGTTGGTTGTACCGTCTACATCTATGTCACCAGAGATGTCTAATGAAGCAAAGACAGAGGTGCCTGTTGCTGTAACGGTGCCAGTGATGTCTACGCCTGTGGCGTTTACGTTTAACCGCTGTGTGCCAGCGACTGTCAAACCAACTTCGTCTGCCGCAGGGAAATACAAGCCTGTGTTAAGGTCGCCTGTTGTGGTTAAAGACGGTAGTAAATTAGTCCCGTTATCCATTGAGATAACATCATCTACACTAACAACTATATCAGTCCCACCAGTCGTGTTGCCCTGTGCTAGAACCTCGGCAAGAGTGTCGAAAGAGCCGACCTGCGCGTCAACATACGCCTTAATAGACTGTTGTGTGGACAAGGCTGTCGCGCTGTCGGAAGCCATGTTGTCTTCGTCGAGGATATTGGTAACAGACACCGCGCCTGTTCCAGAAAGATTGTCAAACTCAACCGTACCTGCGTCAACCGTACCTGTTACGGTCACGTCTCCACCGACTGTTACATTTCCAACTACATTTAACGCATCAAAATGAGCATTGTTAAACACGTTAGCCGCTACCGCTCCGGCTCCCGCGCCGTCGAAGTAAACAACCGCAGTAGTGCCAGCGGGTACTTCGTAGTCATTGGAAGCGTTATAAGTGCCTTGAAAAAGGATTATGCTGCGAGAGCCAGACAAGCTGTTGCGCACATAAATGATCTTCTCAGAGTCATTTGGCGTCAACTGAACGTATGCTGTAGCGCCTAAATCAGTGCCGTCTGTAAATGTAATCATGCGATTACGGCCATTTGAGGCTGAACCGTCACTAACCGGAAGGTTGTTCGGTGAGCCGGAGTTTCCCGCGCCAGCAAGTGCAATAGACACCTGACCGTCGAGCGCGGTATCTACCAGTTCAAAGTTTGTGTTAGTGGTCTCGCCCCATGTACCGGACTGTTCGCCAGTGCCGATGAGTTCGATCCCGTTATTCAGGGTGTATGTACTAGGCATGTTTCGATCCTATGCTGCTATGTCATCCCAGCTTGGGTTTTGAGACGGTGTTTCGTCATTCCAAGCAGGGGTGGAAGATGGTGTTATGGGAGTATAGCCCGGATTTTGATCTGGATCAACTTTGTTCCAGACAGGGCTTTGAGAAGGCGTTAACGGAGAGTATCCGGGGTCTTGATCGGGGATTATTCCGCCCCAAACAAGAACAGGGCCAACTTGGCCCGTAGCAGTGACGCCTGTTACAAGAACGTCCGCATTTGCGTTGGCATCGACTTGGCCGACTTGGCCTGTGCCTTCAACGCCTGTTACAAGAACGTCAACGGTGACAAAAATGCCGACTTCTACTTCACCGACAGAGCCGGCGGCTTCTAGTCCAGTAGGATTAACATCGGCATTAGCGGTAACGGCAACAGAGCCAACTGATCCGGCGGCTTCAAGGCCCGTAACAGGCGCTAGGGCATCAGCTTCAACAACTACTGTGCCAACCTGACCCGTACCGGCAATTCCAGAGGCGGGAACAACTGCGGTGCCCGTTACGGTTACAGTGCCAAGACCACCCGTACCAGAAACACCTGTGACCGTAACATCCGCGTTGGCCTGCACAACCACGCTACCTACTGCGGATGAACCGGACAATCCCGTTACAGAAACATTAGCGTCTGCAACAATTACAACAGAGCCAACTTCCCCATTAGCTGCAACGCCATCAGGTAAGACATTGGCACCCGCAATCACTGCGACAGAACCTACTGCGCCAAGGGCCTCAACCCCGGTGGGGTTAACATTAGCGTCTGCGACAACAGTTACGCCACCAACAGAGCCTGTGGCCGCAAGGCCAGTAACTGATGTATTTGAGTCCGCCGTAACGACTACAGAGCCTACATTGCCAGTGCCAGCCACCCCAGTAGGGGTAACAACAGCCTCCGCGGTGATTGTGACCGAACCCGGAGAGCCTACAGCCTCCGATCCTGTAACATTCACGTTTGCCTCTGCGACAACAGTTACGCCACCAACAGAGCCTGTGGCTTGCAGCCCAGTCACAGGAACATTGGCCTCTGCAACGATTGTTACAGGGCCAATCTGTCCGGCTGCACCCGCGTTCGTAATAGAGTCTTCGCCAAAGGCGAGTTGACCCCACGTCCCCCGGCCCCAGCCGGAAAAGGGGACGATAACGTCAGTCATTAGGCTATTCGAAGGATCGCGTTAGAAGCATCCGCTGTTGGGAATACGACAGTAAAGTCACCACTCGTAGATGTCTTGTCTGAACCAAAGTCCAAAATAACCACCGCTGGATCACCCGCCGCTGATTCATTGTAGATCAGCGCACCACGGGCCGTAATCGTTGAAGACGCCCATGTTGTGTCTGCAAAATCAGTGAAAGCCGTAGTTCCAGAGCTTGTTGGATCAATCCGCGTTAGCGTATTGCCGCCAGCTACATAACCTGTCCCTGTTATTTCGTTAGAGGTGGTATAGGCAGCAGTTGCCGCCGTAAAGGACGCGTTGTTGTCATACAAAGCAATCTTAAAGGTGTCTCCACCGCTTAATAGAAAGTTATGCACGGCCTCAAGAATCTCTTTCTTAAAGCTCGTACACATGAAGTTACCTGTAAAGGCCATGTCACAATCTCCTTATAAGTTTGACATTTGTTCGGTTTAAGTCGCCTATCATGTCTTTTCTCGCAGAATAAGACCTGTTCGATAAGCGTCAGTGACCTCTTGTGATTCACCGAAGTTTTTGACGCGAGAAAGCGCCTCAGTGAACCTCTGAGTGTAGTTTTGAACTAGATCGGCCTCACCCTTCATGAAGGTATAAGCCTCAATCAGAGAGCCGTACAGCATGGACACAGAAGCATTAGTGCTCAACCATGTGGTTCCGTCCTCAGCGCCAGCAGTTGCCGCCGTAAAGGACGCGTTGTTGTCATACAAAGCAATCTTAAAGGTGTCTCCACCGCTTAATAGAAAGTTATGCACGGCCTCAAGAAGCTCTTTCTTGAAGCTCGTACACATGAAATTTCCTGTAAAGGCCATGCCTAAGTCTCCTTATCGTTTACAAGTTCAAGTTTCATTGTTTCGGCCTAATTAACATACCAGTCCGATATTCATCTGTTACTTCTTTACTTTCGCCAAGCATTTTCATGCCAGATACGGCTTCGGCAAATCTTTTTTCGTACATAGCCATCATATCAGCCTCACCCTTCATAAAGATGTAAGCTTCCATCAAGCTGCCGTACAACAAAGCTATTTCCGCGTTTTCACTAAGCCACGTGGTCCCATCTTCCGCGCCAGCCGTCAAACTAGCAGGCCGGTAAAAGTAATGTAGTTCTACGGCCGAAGAAGCGTCTGGGGTAGGGCCCAAAACAAAGTTATCTACGTCAAAAACAGCATAATAACGAGGGCTGCCCGTCGTCGTCGCGTCCGGATTAAAAGATTGGACAAAATCCACGTCTTTAAAGTCCAAAAACACATGGTCTCCGCTCGCATCTATAAAAGAAAGCGAAAAAGAAGCCAAATAATCACTAGGACAAGCCAAATATTTGTTAGAAGCGGACATTGATCCGCTCACATTCTTTTTAAACAGGCTTAATTGAACGTTTTTAAGAATCCGTTCTTCCGCCTGCGTGATAAAAAGAGGCAAATTGTTGACGAAAGTGGTTTCTTCGTTCTCAGTATAGTCCTGAATAGCCTGTTTTAATTGTGCATATGTAAAGCTCATGTCACCACCGTCACTGATCCAACCTGTCCAAAGCCCGTTGCGGGCCGGAGGGCGGGGTTTTCTACCAAAGGCACACCAACATAAACGTCCATGGGCTCTACCCGGTCAGGGCGAGCGTTCTGTAACGCTTCGGGGTCTGAAACTTTACGAAAAGGCCCTAATTGGGGCTGTTTAGGCTCAAATTCGTCCGGGCCAACTAGCAACCCGTTCCATTCTTTGCGCATAAGTCGATACCGATACCGTTGCCCGGATCGGTCCGATATAGCCCATGAATTTTTACCGGATGCAAACTTAGACATTAGCCCACCCTGTAATATTGATAATTAGGAACGACGTTAAACGACGAACGATCCCGATCTTCTGTGGCTGCGCGGTCAAACTCTTCTTCATATACTGCTTTCAGCATTTGAACACGGTTAGGAGCCCGCTTTAAAGCGATATAATAAGCCAATCCCGCCGCCAAACACGGATAAAACCTAAACGGAAGGTCCATGGTGTTGGTGTATATGTCCGCATCATCCATACGGGTCAAAGCGTCATAATACACAACATCCGTGGCATTGTCCGGAACAGGCCACAAGTTTAAAACCGGCGTAACTTGCCGGTCTAAGAAAAACTGATTTACGCGGCCTTGAGTAGCTTTGTTTGGGATTGTAAGAAACCCATCACGGCTTAGACGGTCCAAAGAATAATCTGTCCCGTCGCGTTGAACAATGACAGACAATACGTCAATAACGTCATTGCCTAGTTCATAAGAACCATCACCAACAACCATTGCTACGGTCCGCTGCTTAATGGTCCATTGGTTCAAACCACGGTTAGCCCAATCCGCAAGCATAAGATTTAACGACCTTTTGGCCGTCTTTAGGTCATAACCGGTTCGTACCTCTAAGCCGCAACGCTCAAAAGCTTCTTCAACGTACTCAGCTACGTCTAAATCAAAATCTTTGCTATTAGAGGTAGTCATTACCGTTTCCTATTCGTCTTTGCGGTTTTAGCCGACAGCTTGAACGCTTTTGCCGTTGGAGCGCCCTTTGCGCCGGGTTTTCGCATCTTCTCGCCCGAACCCGCAGCAATGCGGGTTCGTTTAGCTTGAATGTTCGAGTATAAACCGGGCTTCTTTCCCATCAGGCATTCCTTACTACACAGCTTTTGTTGCCGACTTTACCGCCGCTGCCAAATTTCTTGACCATACCGCCGCCACGCATTTTCTTAACCATGCCGCCACCGCGCATCTTTTTAACCATGCCGCCGCCACGCATTTTCTTAGGTTTCATCGCCATTTTTTAGCCCCCTATAAAGGTTTTCCCGCTTTGCATAGATTTCGCGAGCATTATATTCTGCGTCATAAGTATCATAGTAGCCCTTTTTTGACAACTTGTCTGCCGCTTCTTGCAGTTTTGACAACCGTTGCACAAAAATCAAGGAATAAGCTTCTTCCACGGTAGCGTCGAACTCAATGTCCGCTACAAAGTCGCTCGCGTCGTCTTCTGGGTGAAAACCCATAACCCAGATGTCTTTATCAATAAACATCCCCTCAGAAATCACTGTGTTCAAATCGTCCAAATATTCATGGAAAGCTTCCGGGGCCGTTTCAACCGTTAAGTCTACAATGATGGCTAATTCAAAATTGTCATCAAAGCTAGAAACAGTGCGGTACAAAACTTGGTTACTACTTTCGTATTTAAAAAGTACAGCAACTTTTTCGTCCAGCCACGCTTGTTTTGCATAAGGACACGGCGGAAGGTCGTTAAAATACGGGTTGCTTTTTTCTAAAACTTCTTCGGACCACTGCATTAACTCGGATACAATGCTTGCCTCTTTAGGGTTGCCGAAAAAGGAAAGGTTCATTTCTACTTCACCACGCTTTGCAGGACCAGTATCGGGCGCTGAACTTGTCTTTTGCCGTATCACACGAATGACGGGCTCGAAAGTTTTTACGACGGCCGGGTTGGTCTTTTTTAATGGACATCTTAGGGTCCCCGAACCGGACCAGTTTGATCTCAGAGCCTTTTTTAGCTAGGACGGCGCTCTTTTTTGATTTGCCGGGAGTTCTTTTTGGCTTATTGAAGCCCGAAAAGCTCTCCCCACGGTAAGTTATTCTTCCGGAAGGCGTTCTAGTTATGTCTTTCGTAGTAGCCATACATCATCACTTTTGAATAAAAAGAGTCAAAGTAGTATTGGCCGGGATAGTAGCGTAAAGACCGTGGTAAAACAAAATGCCGTCACCCGGTATTTCCATCCCAAACAAACCAGCGTCTTTTTCGTCTATTTCCAAAACCTCGTCACCAGACGCCGCCGCGGCGTTGTCATAAATAACAACATCCCCCGATGATCCCGACGAGTGGTTGATTAAAAAACCCGCCAGACGCCCACGGCCGGTAGCAAACGAAGCCGTCGAATGACTGTGTACCGCTTTTACCTCATTGCCTGCCATAAAGAGTCACTCCTAGCTGTAAAATACCGTTGCAGACGTACATGCGGTGAACAACGATATGTAAATATCGGTTACACGAATACCTTCGTCCGGAATGTTGACGGAGTGCGTATCAGAAGCATTTAAATCCATGTCCAAAACAGTTGCACCCCCGTTGCCGTCGGTAACCGTTAGGCGAGGAGAGCCCGTGGTTGTTTTTATTTGAATTTGACGAATACGTGCGGGACCAACCGCAGCAGAACCCGTCGCAGCCAAACGTTTTGTTCGAATATCAGAACCAGCCATTTGTTAACCCTTTTTCTTAACAGGTTTATCCGCCCATATATACGCTTCATTAACATTAGGCGTAGAAGGGTCGTCTGCTTTAAGTGTGCCGTTTTTCTTTCGGGCTCGAACTTTTTCCACCTTTATAGGTGTGCCGTCGGAGTTTAACCCCCGACGTGCTAGTTCTTCGGCCGAAGCGGTTGTAAACCTACTCATGACCTACCCCTTACGCGGCTGCGATTGTAGCGCCTGTATCAGACCGCTTCCAATCAGTGCCGTTAGAAAAAGCTAAGATAGCAGCGCCCGCAGCGCCGTTAGAAACATATACCAAAGTGCCCGCGCCTGCATCAGAAGCGGATGGGGCATTTGCAACAGTGTAAGTTGGAACTTGGATGTCGCCAACAAAACCGTTTGTTGAGGTCACTGGACCTGAAAAAGTAGTAGAAGCCATTATAAGCACCTTTTTGCATAAGGATTCGCTTCGTAGTCTATGCAACGTCAGGAGGGCAGAACCTGTCTACAAAGCTAATATGTTAACCCTTAAAGAAGTATACTCTAGGTTTGGCAAAAAAGAAAGGGGCCTCGAAAGAGGCCCCTCCTTGCAGTACAGAATGAGGTTCTGTTCTTATGCTGCGCCGGGAGTTCCGTACACGCTACGCCAATCGGATACACCGAAAGAATAACGCTCACGCGCCTTAAAGCGCATGTTACCCGTATCAAAATCGCCTTCCATCGCCGTTTTAATAGGCGAACGGTTGAACAATTTGAAACCATTTGGAGCATCAGTTTTGATGAAGAATGCGTCTGAGTCTGTCAAGAAGTGGTTAACCACTGCCCCGTCAGGAATCATACCCATGTTTTTCATCGCATTGTTGTCGTTGTCGGCAGTGCCGGAACGCAGGTTGGAGTTCATTACCCGCTCTGCAATAAATTGCAGTTCTTTCGGAATAATCAACTTCATACCACGAACAGCAATCTTCAGACCACGCTCATCAGTCAAACCGGCAATGTCGATCAACATCTGTTCCAACGAAGTCTCGTTGAGGTCGGCAGCAACTGCCAAGACGTTAGTCTGATTACCAGAAAGCGATGGGTGGGATGCTGAACAAAGTGCTGCACCGTCGCCAATCGCAGAAACACCAGCCGTGAACGCATTGTTCAGGATAGAAGCCGCTTTGATTTGCTTTGTCTGGGCCATAGAACGGGCCAGAGCTTTGGTGTAGCGAGATGCCAGACGATCATAAAGGTTATCTTCGATAGCCTCCTCAGTGATCGAAAATGCCAACGCAATGGTTTCGTGAGTGTAACGAGCGGTATATGTTTCCTGCGCATCGTCATAAGTAAGGGCACCGCCCTCGCTTTTAACAGGTGCTGTGGAAAATCCGCCGAGCATGACCTCCTCCTCAAAAGCTCGGTCTGAGCTTTCTTCTTCGAAGATTTCACCATGCTCGTTTTCGTAACGATTGTATTCAAGGCCGAACAAGGCATTAAGGCCGGGTTCTAGCTCTTTCGCTAATTGTGCGCGAGAAATAGCCATTTATTAAGCCCTCCTTATAGACCTGTTGATGTCGCGGTAGTCTGCGAATCAAACCGGCTGGTTGGTGCATTATAATGAGCGTTCAAACGAACAATCAACGGAATACCAGCGGCTGCATAGTCGCTGTTACCCGCATCGTCCATGATGCCCACAATACGCAATGGCAGAGTAGCCGTTGCAGCAATAGTAGACACGCCCAAAGCGGAATCGGAACTACCGGTGTCAGTAGAACCTGTGCGAGCAGATGTACCCAACGACGCGTTCGCAAATACATGCGCAAGAGCCGTTGCCCGATCTGACAGAGTAGCGTCAGACGCAACTTTGTACAGTTGGTTAGGGTTGTCTGCAACAAACGCCTTTACAGGGTGGTTTGTATCGACGCTTACCGAACCCGAACCGGGCCAGTAATTAATGAAGACTGGTTTCTTTTGAACCGAGTCCACGTATTCTACGCCCATCAGGACACCCAATGCTTGCGTAGTACCACCATTAGTAGCACCAGCTTGATCTACCACACCGGAGCTCGTAGGAACTACGATACCGTACTGGTAGATTGCATTAGTGTTGTTGGAAGCGATTTCATACTGGGTTACACCAGTAGTATTAGCCGCAGCGCCAACTAGCCCGATAGGACGAAGACCATAGGCAGTATTAGAATTTGCCATTAGATTTCACTCCTATTGAGGTAGCCCTATTTCTTGGGGCCACCGAAGGTTACACGAGATTGACGATCGGGTTTAGCAATCGTCATGGTTGAATGTGCATTCTCGCGCATCATATCGTGATCGACAGCTTGCATCTGATCCATATTTCTACGAGAGAAATACGCTGTTCGTTCTGCAATTGTTTCGACAGGAATACGAGCGAGAAGCAACCCGCCAACTCCAAACACACCTTCATGTTTACCTGATTCAACAACAGGGGATTCAAAATCAGGATACTCGTCCTTACGGACCAATTCCCAACCTTCCCTCATTTTAGCACTGATGTTTTTAGTATCATCAAAACCGCGCGTTTCGGCGCGTATCCAACGATGCTTAAAGCCATCAGGGGCAGGTGGTGCGTCTAGCATAGACGGTGGGGCCCAAGGCTTACGAACAGCCTGTTTCTCCCGGGTTTGGTTAGCGCGAGAAGTACGGTTAATTGCCGAACCATCGTTTTGGTTGTTTTGTTCAGTCATCTTCTTACTCCTTCACGTATTTCGCATATTCTTCTAGCGGCACACCCAATTTTTTCGCTATTGCGACTTGGCTCGGGGTGAGACGAACCTTTCTCCCAATGCGCCCAGATGGTGTTCTTGAAGCGCCAACAACCGTTTGAGCGGGCCGTCTGTTCGCGGTGTTTCCGGCATTTACAAACTTACTTGAAATGCGACGGTCAAGTTCATTATAGTAGTCATCGCTCGTCGGGTCAAACCCTTCGTCTTCAACGAGCTTTTTATGTATTCCAAACGCCGCATACGTCATGGCCTCGTCTTGGCCAAACCAACTGTTTTTCATGGCCCATGTCTCCGCTTTGGGATCAGGGCGCTTGGGCGCTTGGGCAGGCATAGGCTGACGCGATTGGTGCTGCGCAGCGGCCTGTTGCTGTTGTCGCGAACGATCTTGTTGCGCTTTTGCCTGTTCGGCTCGGTCTTGCTGGATAGCCAACTTAGTCAAGTTGCGCTGGGCTTCCACCGAGGCCTTGCTGTCACCCATCTCAATTGCACGGGCTAATTCATTTTCAGCCTGTTGCACCTGAGTGTTGACACGGTTTGTATATTCGTTGACGTAATTCGTATCCATGTGGGACATCCGGTTCTTTAGGCCGGTTGCCTCCGTCTGGACCGCTTGAGCGTACTTAATCGCTTCTTGCTCGCGCCGTTCAGCTTCACGCATCTTCTTCGTCAAACGATCAATTCGTTTTTGAGTTGCCGTCTCCGCTTTGGAGAACTGGTCATCACGGTCATCGTCTTCCGACGAAGATACCTCACTTACAACCTCAACCTCAGTTTCTTGGTTGTCCCCAACGTCTAGTTCAATCGGGTTTTCACTACTATTAGCCATATTTTACCTCGTTTACAAATGCTGGATGTCTTCAGGGTCCAAAATAGTCGCAAGAACCTCGTCGTCATTGAGGATGCGGACTTCTCCCCCATCGATCTGTAGGCGCGAACCGGCATAACGGGCAAACAATACCCACTGCTTCTCCGCGCACCACGCGCCGTCAGGAAACTTGTCACGGTCTTTGTAAGCCAAAGGACCGACTTTAAGGACATAACCCACCTGTGTGGATATCTGGCTCTTCTCTTGAATTTCGGTAGGGATAAAAATACCCCCGGCCGTCTTCGCCTTACCTTGGTAGGGCAAAATGAGAATACGCCATCCAGTAGGGGCAGGCATTCTTTCCAGAAGACTTGCGTCTAAAGCTTCTGGGTTTAAACGGGGTTTTTCGACATAAGCATCAGCTAAATTAGCCTTTGTCGTTTCCGCCATAGCCGCCACACCTTCGGCAGCCGCAGACAGATCAATTCTTGTTGACTGGTTAGTCATCGGATCGCTCCTGTTTATCTAGCAGGCCCTTGAGTTCCTGTTCCACGTGATTTAGGCACTCTAAGTTGCCCATAAGCTCACGATATTGCTCCATTGATTTGACGTTTCCAAAAATCATCAAATCCGTAACCCCTTGCCGTCTTTCTCTCAAGATACGAAAAACCGCTTCGGCTACATATATTTCATCCATTCCCACCTCGCATAATATCTAACATTATCAGATATAATCCTAGCACAACTTGTATAAGATAAGCTAGGACTATCTGTAAATTTATGCGATTTACGGAAAAAACAACGTTAAGAACCGCTGCCCATGTAACTCGTGCCGCGGATCGCGGCTCCCGTGCCACGCGTTTTCATCTTACGCACGTTGTCCGTGGCCATCGGGGCGGGGGCTGTTTTTCCGTAAGGAATGCGGCCTTGACCCTTAATGTCCGCGTAACCAACCGCTTTTGGCGGATCACTCGGCGCAGAGCCGTTTACTTTAATTTTACGATCTTTCATAATTTAACTCCTTTGGAAGACGCTTGTACGGGGACCCGAATTATTTAACAAATAATCGGTGTCTGTAATTAGGGATTGAAGGTCCGGGCCCTGCGCTTGTTGCGGGGGCATGTACGGGGTGAAGGGCTGAATAGAATTAGTAGGACCCATTGGGGTGCCGCTATACGCGCCGTATGTCCGACCTTCTACTGGAGGAGGCGGCGGAGGCGTAAATGCGGTGTTATCCGGGGAGGGTGTAAACACGGGGTTAACCACCGGTGGAGGTGTAACAGGGGCAGGGAGCATAGGGTCCACACCGGGAGGAAGGGAAAAAACGGGCGTATCAGGGGCAGGCGCTTGTTCTAAAAAAGATACATTGTATTTTTCATTGGTGCCCGGCCCAAAAAGACCGGACTCAACATTCTTGCGTTGAGTTACCCCAGATTGCGCTTCCCGACCTTTATCGTCGTAAAGAACGTATCTAACCATGCCGCCACTGGCGCTAGGGGTAAACTCCAGTCGTTGACGCGTATCCGGAGCCACATCGCCACCTTCCGCAAACTTCTGCGGATAGGCGTAATTTAAACTCTTGCTCATCATTGCGTTTGCCCTCGCTGTTTAAGTATCTCACGGTCCATGGCCGATTGAATACGAGCCGCCGTCTGCTCTTCCTGAGACTGCAACCGCTGCTGGAACTGCTGTCCGCGCATCTTCTGGTTCTGCGCATCCAACTCCAGCTTGGCCTGATCGATCTGAGTGTCCGCCTGATCTGCCGTCGCCTTCTGCTGCAACTCCTGCTCTTTAAGCTGAACAAGTGGATCAGGAGCGCCAGCACCCGAAAGCTCACCAGACAATTCTTTAAGCTGCTGCAAGCCTTCCGCAATTAACTGAGCCGTCATCTGCTCGACCTGAAGCATCTGCTCCTCGTCCGCAGGTTGACCACCCTGCTGCTGAACTTGCTGCAAATACTGAACCGCCGCTTGCTCGCGGGACGCAATCTGCACATGCTCCATAACGTGCTTCTGAACAGCAACCGCGACAGGAGGCATACCGCCCACAATCGGAGAAGTGCCAAACAACAAGTGAGCCGTAATGTGCGCCTGATGGTTCTGACCCTCAAACGCCTTCAACGGCAACATGTCTAAAGCATTAATGTTTTCTTGCGCCGGATCAACAGGCTCATCCGTATCCGCCGGTATAGACTTCAACAAACGATCCGTGTCCGTAACACCCAAAGCGTCGTACATGTCCCTAAAGACTTCGTGCATGTTGTGTATCTCAGGAGCCTGAGACGCCAACTGCAACTTAGTCTGAGCCAACATAATACGCTGCGATTGACTAAACACATTCGGATTGCTGACCGGTATAACATCTACCCGACCATCAAAATCCTCGCGCATAATCGTCTCATCACCGCCCGGAACCGAATACGGATACTCCTGCGGCAAACTCTCCGACATAACACGGGCCAAAATCCGAAACTCTTGGCGCATCGCATAGTGCAACCGCTTGTGAACAGCACTCATAACACGAGAGCCCTGCTCCATCATAGCCATCGTTGTGCCGACAGCCGCGTTCTCGTTGCCGTCTCCAACCTTCAAGTCTGTAATCGTCGCAAACCGCTGACCAGCCTGAACAACAAAACCCAACAACTGGAACAACGTCTGATCCGGACCCTTAAAGGGCAACGGCATAAGACTATCGCGGATAGCCCCACCCGGAGCATCCACATCGCGGAACTCACCGGGCTGCAACGGTTCATCATCGTCTCTGATCCGTAGTCCACGGGCCTTGAAACCCGCAGGGAGGTTGGACAACGTACCCGCGTCAATCAACTGTCGCAGTGCCGAAGTGGCGGTCCGTGACAGACCCCCAATCGTGTGTATCAAGCCAAGGCCGTAAAAACCAAACCCCGGCAAAAACTTAAAATGCGTGAAAAATTGTATCTTCTTTTTCCGCTCATCTTCCTCGGTCCAATTCCGACGAACAGACAAAACCTGCCCGTTGTCCATGGAAAGCGTAACAATATAAGGGACCCGGATGCCCGTAGGCTCGCCGTCCTCGTCAAGCTCCTCATAACCCTCAAGGTCCAAATCAACGTGACACTCAAGTATCGTGCAGTCGTAATCAATCGTACCCGGCTGTAGGCCGTCAATTCGATCTATCGTGCCGTCAAGCCCCGTAACCTCACGCTGCGCAGGAATAACGTCAACATCATCCAAATAAATCCCAGCAATCTGACGCTTGCGCAAATCATTCAAAGACATCCGAACAACCTGAGTAATATTAGGACACGTCTCAAGATCAGAAGTTTCATACGGAACAACTAAATTCTCCGCAGGAACAAACTTACTGACCGCACGGCCCATAGCCTCGTCGTAATACGTCTTCTTAAACGTCGAACCAGCAAGCGGTAAATAAAACAACATCTGATCCATGTCAGGAGTGTAATCCTCCATGACATTCGTAATGTAATAATTCATAAATTGACGAACACGCTGCGATTGAGCAGCCTTGGCCCGCGTCTCTTGGCCCATAACAACAGTACGAACAGGACCGCTAGACGGCAAAAGCTCATTAAAAGCCTGCGCCTGAAACTGTGTGGCAGCCTCCGCAAGCAACGGATGCGTAACACCCGAGGCCCCACGAAACGGCTGCGTCCGCTCCTCGTAGTTAAAGCCCAAAAGCTCCAAACCACTCGAATACGCATCCTCCCAGTCCTGACGACTGGCCTTGTTCGCGTCATACTCGCTCAATAAATCACCCGCAATGCGCTGCAATTCACGATCCGGCATCTCTTCAGCCAAGTTGGCATAAAAATCCATGTCCTCGCCGCGCTGGTCTTGGGGATCGAAATCAACCTCAACACCGCCGTCGTCAGTCTCACTGATTTCTATCTCGCCAACGTCCTCGGCACTAATCATAGCCATAACGTCGTTCTGTGAATCAGGAAGCTCAATCTCCATCTCAGCCTTTAGGTCATCCTCGTCAAGCTGCGCAGGAACATTGTTGTCCATTAAACTACCCGAGTAACCATTTATTTCTTCAGCCATGTAATCCTCCTATTTGACCAACCTAAACGCCGTAATTACGGTACTTACGAGGAGATATCCCCATAACGCCTCTAGTCGTGTCAAAATAACCTTCCTCGTTGCGAGGGAAAAAAACATCCGGACCCTCAGACGGTGATTTAAAGTTCCGTGGGGCGCGAGGCTGATCCGCCGATGGCGTCATACGATCCTCCTCCGAACGTCCCATTATCTTATCTAACTGCTTAAATATCTCAGCGTCAACCTGCTGGGTTAACTCCTCAACAGTCGCGTCTATTCCAGCCTTCATAAATATCTGACGACCAATCGCGTTGTTGCGCTGGTCCATAGCAACGTCACGCTTGTTCTGACCACCACCCATAAGAATCGGCGCAAAACGATCCATAAACTCACTAAAGTTTCCAGCACTCTCCGCAGTATCAGGCCCATACTCCGACGCCATAACAGCCGAACCTAACAAATGACCCCGAGCATCCTCTAACTCAGGATACGTCGGCAAATCACCACGGTCCTCGGGCCGCGCATGACGGACTTCTTCAGAATAAAGGTCCAAATCGGTAGGTATTATCTTCTCGCCCGTCTCCTCGTCAAAGACACTCGGATAGCCGTACTCGTCAATTAATGTCTCCATAAACTCAGGGGAGGTGCCGCCAACACGGCCAGACTCACGTAAATCTTCCGTGACGTTCTTTCCACGTATCCGGTCCATGATAAGGGACCCTAAACCTTTTTGGTCCTCAAACTCCGCAAGCTCTTCTTCAGACATAACAGGCGCATCGTCGCCCACGGGGCCCCTGAGATCAGCAAACTCAGGCCTCGGGCTTTGTGACCCCGGTGCCGTGCCCGTCAACGTTTCTTCCAAGTACATAGGACTGCCGCCCCCCTCGAAATACATCACGTCGTCAAAGCCGCCAGCCCCAAGATTTACCGCAGTACCATACATCCAGACGCCCTTCATCTAATAATACAATCTCACTTTAGCAGAGTTTTCTTCATCTTCCCAGTCATCTGTTGGTAATTGTACAAAATTACCTTGTCTATAGCGCATAAGTGCCTGCGTCATACTATCAACCAAATCGTCATGCTCCCCATTCGGAAAGGCCGCAACCTCCTCAATTAACTCCTCCGCCCACATCTCGTCAGGAGCCCAAACCATCCCAGCCTCAAATAATGGCGCTATACTATGCGCCCGAGTAATCTTGTCATTACCACGACTTGGAGTGAAATTCACAACAGGAATCCCCATAGCACGTAACTCCTGCGTCAAAGGGGTCCCAGAAGCCTTCGCCTCAACAATAACCGTGTCAGGCTCCCAAAATTTATAATTTTCTAAAGCCTCCTGCTTTAATTCCGGAAAATCCCAACGCCCCTTCTTACTATCCAACAAAATTAAATTAGGCCCAGAACCACCCTCATTCGGATAAAATACCCCCCACGTTGTAATCGCACTAAAGTCAGCAGTCTCCCGCTTACTAAAAGCCGTATCGTAACTTTGAATAACATATTCCAACTGAGGAACCTTATCCTGATCCCAAACACGCCACCACTCGCGCTTGATAATCGCATTCTCCTCGCCAGTAGGATTTTGCTGATATTGCGCATTCCACTTGCTCGGAGGAATCGAAGCCTTGACCGCAGTCAAATCCTCCAAACTCCAATACTCAGGCCAACAAGAAGTCCCGTCCTCAAAAATAGCAGGTAACTCAACAACCTCCCACTGATCCGCAGAACCATCCTTCGCTTGAGCCCGCAGCAACTGACCCGTCATATCCTTCTCAGACCACCGCGTCTGAACCAAAACAATGCTCCCCCCCGGCTGTAAACGCTGACGAGGACCACCAGTATACCAATCCCAAGCGTCCTCAAAACCCGTGTTGCTCATCGCCGTCTGCTCCGAATGAGGATCGTCAATGATAATTAAATCACCACCACGACCAGCTAAGTTCGAACCAACACCAACAGCATAATACATCCCACCGTCGCTCGTGTCCCACCGACCACTCGCCTTGCTGTCCGCAGCTAACTTTACCCCCGGAAACACATCCCTGTAATCGTCACTCTCAATCAAGTTCTTCGTCTTGCGACCAAAGTTAACAGCTAACTCCGTCGTGTGCGTAGCCTGAATGATCTTCATCTTCGGATTACGGCCCATCATCCATGACGGAAATAAATAACTCGCAAACTCACTCTTCGTGTGCCGCGGAGCCATGTTGATGATAAGTCGCTTTAAGTCGCCATTTGCAACCCTTTCCAACTTCTCAGCAATAATCTTATGATGACGGCCCGCAATAAAATCAGGCCAAACTGTTTTTACAAAAATTAAAAAATTATTTTGGCACTCCTCGTTCTTCATGATCTGCGCCAAACGTAATTCTAATTTTAATTTTTTATCCTCTAACATCGAATTTTGAGCAACGTTCATGGGGGACCCTACTTAATTTATGGTACGCGGTTCACGGCCAATGTTTCACGTGAAACATATGCGATATTACGGGCTATTATAGGACAGTTAAGGCTCGTTGGAAATAACTAATGAATATTCGTGAGAAACATGGCCCAAGCCCTCGGTACGCAAACCCCGGGCCGCGGGTTTCGGGCAGGTTTTTCGGCGCAAAACCGGTGGTTTTTGACCCGATATCGGAGGGACCCGAGCAATTTGCAGGGATCGCGGGCCGCGGATCGCGGTCCAGCTACGCGGGTTTTGATGTCGGGCCGGTGTCGATCTGATGTCGGGCCGGTGTCGATCTGATGTCGGGCCGGTGTCGATCTGATGTCGGGCCGGTGTCGATCTGATGTCGGGTAACT